GATGACCTGATCTCGGATGACGACGCCAAGTCAAAGGCGGCGATGGAGGCGATCAAGGACACTGTATACAAGGGCGTGAACCATGCACTGGACCCAACCCGGCGTAAGGTGGTGTTCAATGGCACGCCGTTCAACTCCGACGACATTCTGATCGAGGCAGTCGAGTCAGGCGCCTGGGACGTGAACGTGTGGCCGGTGTGTGAGCGCTTCCCCTGCACGGAAGAAGAGTTCTGTGGTGCCTGGGAGGACCGCTTCACCTACACCTATGTGAAGGACCAGTACGACATGGCCGTGAAGACGGGCAAGGTCGCTGCCTTCATGCAGGAACTGATGCTGCGCATCACGTCCGAGGAAGAGCGTCTCGTCCAGGATGAGGAGATCCGCTGGTACAAGCGCACCAACCTGCTGGAGAACAAGGGGTCGTTCAACTTCTACATCACGACCGACTTTGCCACGAGCGAAAAGCAGACGGCAGACTTCTCCGTGATCAGTGTGTGGGCGTACAATTCCAACGGCGACTGGTTCTGGGTCGATGGCATCATCGAACGCCAGAAGATGGACAAAACAGTCGATGATCTATTTCGCCTGGTACAGCTATATAAACCGCAGCAGGTAGGCATCGAGATCACGGGCCAGCAGGGCGGATTCATTTCCTGGCTGCAGCGCGAGCAAATTACCCGGAACATCTGGTTCAATTTCGCCTCGTCTGCGGAGAAGGGAAACTCCCCCGGTATTCGTCCAATCACCGACAAGCTCTCCCGCTTCAATCTTGTTGTTCCTTGGTTCAAGGCCGGAAAGATGTACTTCCCGGAAGAGATGAAGCACAGCATCATCATGGGCCTCGCCACCAACCAGCTCAAGCTGGTCACCCAGTCGGGTATCAAGGGCAAGGATGACTTCATCGACACGGTGTCGATGCTCGGTTATCTCAAGCCGTGGCGACCGAGCGACTCCGCTCCGGCTACCCCCCATGAAGTGCAAATCTACGAGGAAGAGCATCACGCGTCCGAGCCAAGCGGGCTGGCTAACTACATCGTGTGAGGTGGGGGATGGATATCTCCGATCTGTTTGCAGATCTCTCCTATGGAGAGTTGTCGAGTCTCGCCCTCTCGGAAGAGGGGACGGGGCTCATTACCGACGCCGGGAAAGAGCGGATCATCCGCTTTGCCAATGACGGGCTGATCAAGCTCTACTCCCGCTTCGTCCTGAGTGAAAAGGACGTCCTGATCCAGATGATCGACGGCCAGCAGACCTACTGGCTGCTGCAGAAGTACGCCCAGTCGCAGGCCGCATCCAACCCCAACACCACGTCCTACATCATGGACATGGGGGGTCTGGACGACCTGTTCCTGGAAGACGTGATCAAGATCCTCAATGTCTTTGACAGCTACGGGCGTGAGCTCCCGCTGAACGATGAGGGTGATCCGCTCTCCGTGTTCACGCCGCAGGGGAACATGCTCCAGGTGCCGACTCCGATCGGCGGCAAGCTGCTGAGTATCGCTTACCAGGCCAAGCACGTTCCGCTCACGCTCGCTGACCTGACCCAGGTGATCGTGCTGCCCGATGTGCTTGTGCCGGCGCTGCGCAACTGGATTGCCTACCGGGCATACGGCCAGATCAAAACGCAGGAGTCCATGGCAAACGCCCAGGACCACCTGAACCAGTACGAGGCGTGCTGCAATGAGGTTGTCTCCCTGGATCTGGTAGGCACGAGCCTGTCTACGACCAACGAACGCTTCGAACGCAACGGGTGGAAATAATGGGCATGCGAAACACGCTGGACCGCAATCGCCGGCCCTACTGTGGGGTCATGGATGGTGGCGGCAACGGCTCATCCTCGACGAGCACGCAGACCACGGACCTGATCGGCTGGGCGCTCACCAGTGCCTACGTCTCGGTGTTCAACGTCGAAGAGGCCGGTGGTGTGGTGACCTCGAAGGGCGTCGTATGGCCTGATGGCAACATCGGGACGTGGATGGCTGACAAGTTCAACACGACCTTCCCCGACCTGTGCGATGCCTGGCATGTGACCTACTCTCGCGACAACGGCACGGTGGTCACGCTCACCCAGCCGGCAGTCACCCGTGACGCGACGACCGGCAACATCACGTATCGGCCAAACCTGGTGGTGTCATGAGCGAGTTCCAGTGGCTGAAGGCCTCCGGGGGTCATCTGGTTCATGAAGATGGCACCCCGTATCGCCTGAAAAGTGTGGCGTGGTACGGGTTCGAGAACGTGCTCATGGGGCTCGGTCTCGAGTCTCGTCCGTACCGAACCGTGACCGTCGATGGCGTGGTCTACGAGGGTCTCCTGGATCAGGTGGCCTCGCTCGGCTTCAACTGCATGCGCATCACGCTCTGTGAGGATGTGACCTGGCCGGGTCGCAAGATGGCTGACAGCTACACCATGTCGGGCATCTACAACCCGGACTTCCTGCTGCCGGGAGTCACGCCGAGCGCCAACAACACGTCGGCCGACGTCATCACGACCATCGAAGTGCTCGACAAGGTGGTGGCCTACTGCAAGAAGTTGGGGCTGCGGATCTTCTTCGACATGCACTGCTCATCGCCCAACTCGGACAATGAGCGGGGGTTCATTGGCAAGTGGTACACGACGATGGATCCGGGCGACCTGGGCGACACGGCAGGTCTGGCCGCCGAACCGCGCAGCGAGGCGCAGCTCATCGCCGCGTGGGAGTTTCTCGCCCAGCACTACCTGAATGAGCCCACGGTCTGTGGCTTCGACCTGGTGAACGAGCCGTATGCGTGCACCTGGGACGATGATCCGCTTACCGGCTGGCCGGCAGCTGCGGAGCGCATCGCCACGGACATTCAGGCGATCAACCCGAACGTGCTCATCATCGTCGAGGGCATCAAATCCAAGGGCGATGTGCCGTTCGCCGGCAAGGCCTACACGTCCTGGTCGGTCTACGCTCAGGATCTGGCTGGCGTGGCCACCCGCCCGGTGAAGATTCCGATCCAGGAAAAGCTGGTCTACTCGCCGCACGAGTACACGCAGGCCGGTCAGGACTGGCTCTCGGATGCGGACTTCCCGGCCAACATGCCGATCGTCTGGGACGCCTTCTGGGGATTCATCCCGAAGCAGGGTATCGCGCCGATCCTCATTGGCGAGTGGGGCGGCAACTTCGAGACGGCAGGTTCGACCGATGTGCTGTGGGTCGGTGCGCTCCAGGCCTACTGCGACACCAACGACATCTCGACGAGCCTGTGGGCGATGAACGCCTCGGACACGACGGGCACGGTCGAAGGGGTGCTCTCAAGCGCCAACCAGTTCAACACCAACCCGGGCATTGTGGTGCAGGCCCAGGCCTTCAATGCACTCGGGCCGGCGAGTGACCCGGCTCCCGATCTCGGGGCCACGTCCACGCTGTCGGTGTACGAGCTGGCCTTCGGCACCGGGCTGGTTGGCAACACTCTGCCGACGCAGGCCTTCCGGCTGACCAACAACGGCTCGGACGTGCTGCAGATCTCCAAGGTAACCGTTGATGGGGATTTTTCCCTCGTTGGTTCCACTCCGGCCACGGTTGCGGCAGGCGGCGGCACAGCCCAGCTCGAGGTGCAGTTCACGCCCACGGCACTCGGTGCACGCACTGGAACGCTGACCATCGAGAGCAATTCGCTGTCCTCGCCTGATGTGGTGACACTCAGCGGCAGTGGGGCGGTGCAGACCCTCGGCCTGAATCTTGGCCTGTCGATCGCCGGTGTGGCTGGTATGGCCAACTGGTCCAAGACCTACGAGGACAACCTCGAGGCGATGGATACGCTCGCCCATCTGTCGGTGGCATCCATGACGGTCACGGCTCCCCCGGCTTCTCCCAGTATCGGTGACCGTTACATCGTCCCGACTGGGGCAACGGGTGAGTGGGCCGGTGAGGATGGCAACGTGGCGCTAGTCACGCACTCGGGAGACTGGAAGTTCTTCACGCCCAAGCAAGGCTGGCAGGCCTTCGTCGAGGACAAAGGCGCCTTCTACTTCTACTTCCGTTCGGTCTGGGTCCCCCAGCTCGAAGGGACGATCTGGGGTGATGCACTCTTCAAGGGCGACCACAAGTTCCAGGGCCTGGTGATCTGTGACAACACCTGGACCCATAACGGCGAAGCCGTGTTCAACAACCTGACGACCTTCGACAACCTCACGGTGTTCGATGCGCTCTCCACGTTCAACAACACGGTGGTCTCCAACGCGTCCTTCACGTCGCACAACAAGACCTATATCGATGGCCTCATCTTCAAGGCAACGGCTCCTACTGAGCTGGACGGGGATGTGACGGTCAACGGTGAGCTGATTCTCAATGGGCTGGTGCAGTTCAACAATGAGGTGGCGTTCGACAATGAGACCGTGTTCGGCATGCCGGCCACGTTCAACAATGCAGTCAAGCTGGCTCTCTCAACCGAGCTCGACGGGACGATCACGGTCAATGGCGAGCTGACCGCAAACACGGCGATTGCACTCAATGCAGGTGGTACGGTCTCGACTCCGGAGGCGTTCGCTGGTGCCAATGCGATTCCGTCTGCAGAAGCCATTCCGGCACAGCTCCAGAAGGTTGCAGCCTGGGCCGACAGCGGCGCACTCAACGTGCAGTGGTTGCCGAACGGGCCGATGCAGTGGCCGAGCCTCAGTGTCTATGCGGCCACACCGCTGGGTCTGAAGCAGAACGTGATCGGCAACCTGGCGTTGGTCATTCCGCAGGGGGCGACACTCGGCGTGGTAGGCAACGTTCCTTTCTCCCTGGCTCTGCTGGCAGCCTGGAACAATGGTGTGCCGGTGCTGTGCGTGGTGAACCTGGCGAGTGGCATGCAGCTCGACGAGTCGAACTTCATCAGCCCGACGACGATCAGCGCTGCGTCGAACTCGGCAGGGGTCATCTATTCGGCGGCCGCCGTGGCAGCCAATAGCTCCTACCGGGTAATCGGCTACCTGAACAGCCAGGAACCGGCAGCGGGCACCTGGACTGGGATCCACTCGGTACAGGGCACGGGCGGGGCCAATGCGATCGACGCCGGCGCTGGGGGTCTTATCAACAACACGGCGGCGACGTCCGACACGGTGCTGGCAGTCGGACAGGGTGCAGTGATCGACGTGAATAACGCCGGATACATTCCGCTGCACATTGCCACAGCTGACAACCAGCTCTATGAGGTTGTGCTGATGTTCGCCCCGGTCAATGTCGCCTTCAGCACGAGTGAAGTGCTGCTCCCCAACAACACAGCCTACGCTGGCCAGTTCTGGAGCAACGGCAACTTCCTGAATGGCTTCGGTCTGCCCAGTCAGTTCTCGGCGTTCTCCCGGCTGCTGGTGAGCACGAAGACGGCGTGCAAGTCGGTGATCGGTCATGCACTGGCCTCGGCCACCCTCGTTCAGGAGGAAACGAGTGCCTCGGTCTGGTGTGCGGCGGCTAATACCCAACTCCCGGCTGATACCACCACGCTCTGGAACTCGCTGGGTTCGCTGCAGTTGAGCACGCCCCGAACAGGCCGCATTGTCGTGCGGCGAATCGCCTAACCCTTCTCACTGGATCCGATATGAGTGATCAACAACAGGCGATGCAGCGCCGCCTGGCAGACCTAAAGGAAACTGCGCGCAACAACCTGATGAGCGAGCTTCTCGATCGTGCCGTGCAAAAGGCCGCTGATGCCCAGGCACAGGCGCAGCTCATGACCGAATCCGCCAGGCAGCTGGACCAGAGCCTGACGGCGGCCAATGAGACGATCGAAAAGCTCACCCGTCAGCTGGCCGATGCCCAGAAGAAACTGGCTCGGCGTGGTGTGAAGGAGGTGGTCTGATGGCAGTGTCATTCAAGCGCGGGCAGACCTTTTCTTTCTCTGGCTCGATCACCAACAACGGTGCGGCGTGGCCGATCGATGGCTACACCTTGGAGGCGGATATCCGCAACCAGACCAACTTCGAGTTCGTGCAGTCGCTGACGTGCACGATCCTCGATGCGGCCACCGGGAAGATCAGCATCTCGGCAATCCCCACCGACACGATCAAGTGGCTGGTGATGCCGCACCTGATGGACGTCCGTCTCACGGACACCGCAGGGAATGTGCTGATCTCGAACACCATCGAGATTGACGTGCTCGACGCCTGCACCCAGAGGACATCATGAGCGATGTGACCGTTTCTGAAGAGGATCTGTCGGCAACCCTGACAGCCACCAACCTGGTCATCTCGCTGGTCGCACCCGATGGTTCGACCATGGATACCAGTTTTGCGCCCTACTTCAAGGGCGATTCGGGAGGTCTGACCCAGGCAGACAAGGATCTGCTCGTCCAGGCAGTACAGGACACGTTCATTGCTTCGGTGACGCAAACCGCTACGGCGACTGCGACTACGGCAGCCCAGGCGGTGCTTCAGGCCGAAGTGGATGCCCGCCAGCTGGCTGATAGTATCGTCACGGCCTCGGTCACTTCGTTGCAGGCAGCCCTGCAAACGGAGACCGACTCGACGGCGATCTCACTCACCACGGTAGGCGCCCGGATCGACCAGAACGTGGCGGCACTCCAGGACGAGCAGGCAGCTCGGGCCACGGCGGAAAGTGCGATCTCACTGCGCATCGACCAGACCGTGGCTGTCTCTGCCGGCAATACGGCGGCCATCAATGAGGAGCAGACGGCCCGCACAGATGCCGACACGGCACTGAGCAACCGTATCGATGTTGTGGTGGCCAATGTCGCCCAGAACACTGCGGACATTGTGGAGGAGCAGCAGACCCGGGCGGATGCGGACACGGCGCTGGCCACCCAGATCACCCAGGTAACAGCCTCCGTTGGCTCGAATCTGGCTCAGATCCAGGATCTGCAGACGGCGCTTTCAACCTACAACCAGTCGAATGCGTCGAACCTGCTCACGCTGACGGCCACCTTCAACAACCAGTCGGCCCTGATCCAGGAGGAGGAAACGGCCCGGGTGGATGCTGATAGCGCCCTGTCTACCCGCATCGATACGGTCAGTGCATCGCTGGATTCGACCAATGCGAACCTGACTACGGAGCAGACAGCTCGGGCCGACGCCGATGGTGCACTGTCCGATCGCATCGATTCGGTGGTGGCTTCGGTGAGCTCGGCCAATGCGGCGATCACTGCCGAGCAGACTGCACGGGCAGCAGCGGACACGGCGACTGCGAACTCGGTCAGTACGCTCTCGACCACGGTCAATAGCAACTCTTCGTCGATTACCACGCTGCAGCAGTCTCTCAATGGGGTCTACAGCCAGTGGGCAGTAACGCTGGACACCAATGGCTACATTGCCGGCCTGAACCTGATCAACAATGGGAACACGACTGGTTTCAACGTGCGGGCGGACAAGTTCACGGTCCAGCTTCCCGGTTACAGCGGCCAGCAGCCGTTTGTTGTTCAGAACGTCAATGGTGTGCCGACCCTGAGTGTGGCTGCTGCGGTGATTGGTGACCTGACGGTGACCACCGCCAAGATCGGTGCGAATGCTGTCACGACGATGGCGAACTGGCAGGCCACAGCGGGTTCCAACACATCTGGCGGCTGGAACTGGACTGCGAGTTACACCGCTTCTGGCGGTCAGTGCTTGATCGTCTACCAGGGTTCGGGAGGCAATGACTTCAGTATTGGACTGAAAATCGATGGCAGCACTGATACAGGTGTTGTCGGAGTGTCTACCGATGCAAACACACCAGGACCGGTCCTTACGACATGGCAGGGCACACTCTCTGCAGGCACGCACACGCTCACGCTCTACGGCAATTCCAACTTCATCAACAATGGCGGTAGCAGCGCTGTGGACGCAACCATTTCGATGACAGTCTTTGAGGCAAAACGATGAGTGAAGAAGTAGAGATCGACCACACCCAGACGAAGTTCGTCATCGCGGATAGCACCGGAAAGATCGAGACCCGGGGTCATGTGCCGGCCTTCATGGTCGAAACCCAGTTCAAGCCGGATGGTGGTTCGATTGTGCTGGGTGATGGTGATCCAGCAACCAGCTATGTGAGCGACGGTGCCATCGTGCCCCGTCCAGCCAACACGGCTGTGCTTACCGGCATGAACCTCACGAACCTGCCGGTGCCGTGCACGATCTCGATCGATGGCACGTCACACACCTGCACAGATGACCACTGCGATCTGGAATTCACGCAGCCGGCCACCTACAAGGTGGTGGTCTCGGCTTTCCCGATGCTCGACGCAACCTTCGAGGTGACCCAGGCATGAAGATTCGCCACAACCCTGATCACCGTCCTCTGCGGGCTGCAGCCTACATGGATCTCGGTGACCAGCTCGATGCGATCATGGAAGGGTTCGATGCCCTCCAGAAACGGGGCATTCCTCTGCCGCCGAAGACTGCTGCGTGGATCCAGCACTGCAAACAGGTGAAAGAACGCTACAGCAAGAAGTAGTTTCCTCAGACTAATCTGGAGTGCCAGGGAACATTCCCGTATCATGTGAGCAATCCAATACCCAGTGAGTCGATGACTCACCAAGGGGGAGCTCAGATCCTTACCGGTCTGGCTCCCCCTTTTTCGTTTACAGGGCTCTCACATGTCGATCGATTCTTCTGATGTTCAACTCGCCGCACTCAAGGAACTGCTGGCCAATGACCGGCTGCAGGCCCAGGCGATCGAGGAGTTGCGCCGCAACGTGCGGGACCATCAGGAGATTCTCGGACGACACGATCGCCACATCTCCCAGCTCGACACCTTCATGGCGGAGCTGCGGGACACCCTGGCGACCAAGGAAGATATCGCCGGCCTGCGGGCAGATCTTCGCGAGCGACTCGAGCGGGACGAATTCATGGTCGAGCGCCTTGACCACTACAAGACCCGGCTGGATGAGGTCGAGACCGAGAAGGCCGAGGTCAAGACGGCTCGGGAAACGAAGTTCAATCGCCGCATGAGCTGGGCGATGGTGGTGCTCTTCCTGATGGAAATCGCCCAGGGAGTTGCCCAGATCAAGGGAATTTTCCATGGCTAAGAAGTTTCTCCAGCTGTACCTGACACTCAGGAATCCCAGGAACTTCCTGTGGCTCCTGTGCGGGTACATCGCCTCGTCGCTCGTCTTCCATTGCACGATGGGCTACGACAGCGACTTCGGCCTGACGAACCTGATCATGTCGATCGAAGCATCGACGGCAGGTGCAGTCCTGATGATGGTCGCGGAAGAGTCGGCCCGGGTGACTGCGGAGATGCTGCGGCTGGTAGTCCAGATGGTCAAGGAGCTACGCCAGATTTCCGATGCCCAGGAACGCACGCTCAAGGGCGTGATGCTCATGGTGGAAGCCCAGCGTGACACGTTGATCGACCAGAAAAAACTCTTGCAGGCGCTCAAGGAAAGCGATGAGCGGATCCTGAAAGTGCTCACCCAAAGGGAGAACCAATGAAATGAAGATCAAGCTCGTCGAGGACTGGAAGGACGCCTGGCGTTGGTCCGAAGTCCGCATCATGCTCGTGCTCAGTGGCCTGATGGCGGCCACTCCCGAACTGGCCCACCTGGCTGCCGAACTCTCGGACAACTGGCCGGTGCTTTCCCCGTACCTCCAGACTCTCTTCCCCCAGGAACCGCAGACGTTCTGGCCGGCTGCCGGCACGTTCCTCGGGATCATTGCCCGGGTGCTTGAGGTCTCGCACAAGGATAACGGTTGATGTCTGTTACTCTTCCAACATATACTGCGGGTGATCTCGACACTGTGACGAGAACTCTGTGGGGTGAAGCCCGTGGAGAGCCGCAGGAAGGGCAGGTTGGAGTTGCCTGGGTCATTGCTAACCGTGTGCTTTCCCCAATCATATGGTGGGGGAAGAACTACACGGCGGTGTGTAAAGCCCCGTACCAGTTCTCGAGCTGGAACAGCAACGACCCCAACTATCCCTTCCTCTCTGGCTCGAAGCAAATTCCCCAGAGTGCATATGCACAGTGTGAAGACGCTGCACTCCAGGTGCTTGGCAACTTTGCACCGGATCCGACCGATGGCGCTACGCACTACTACGCAGCCAGTATTGCTGCGCCGGCCTGGGCGAAAACAGCTACCCGGACGGTGCAGATCGGCAACCACATCTTTTTCAAGAACGTGCAATGAGCCTGACGATCATCGCAACCATCGTGTCGATCCTGAATGGGGGTGTGACCTTCATCAAGTCGATCTTTGGCAAGTCGTCTGCGGCACCGAGCCCCGAGGCTGAAGTGACGCAGGCGGTCCAGACGCTGAACAAAACCGCTGCGGTGGAGGCTGATGCAGCCCGTCAAGCCCAGCAAAGCATTGACGCAGGAGATCAACATGCGCAAGACGTCGCTGATAGTCGCCATGAGCAGCTTGCTGCTGCTGCAGGGTTGCGCGCTCGCGCAGCTGTTCTCGAAGCCTCCCGCGACGATTCAGCCGCAGGTGGCGCAGACACGGGTACTCGTACCCACGGTTAACTGCGGCGAGGATGCCCCGTATGAACGTTCCCCAGCTTACCCAGTACCTCCGGTGGATGAAAACTCGCTTCCACAGGTCACCGACTATGCCGAGCACTGGCAAGACTGGGCCGTTAGTTCCGACGCCGTGCTTGCCAGAGAGCAAGGCAAGCGAAGAGCAGTTGCCAGCTGTCTCTCCAATCTCCGAGCCCAAGGGCTTATCAACTGACGTACAACCCACTCCGAAGAGGAAACCGGTCATGAAACTCTCACTCACCAGCATTGCAGCCGCCGTCTCCACCGCCTTCTCGGTGGCCGATGCACTCGTCGCAGACTTCGACGCCCTCAAGGGCTACGCCGTCCAGTTCATGGACGTGATGGAAACGGCCTATGCCGATTCGATCAATGCAGGCGAGTCGAAGCTCCAGTCGGTACTCGCCGCTGTCGAAGCGGTGGCCAACACGAAGGGCATCACCCTGGGTGCGGATCTCGTCGCAGCCCTCACGGCGTTCATCGGTGAGTCGAAGGCTGCGTACAACGCTGTCTCGGCAGCCGCCACGGACAGCTCGAGCTCGGCCAGTGTTTCGACGGCGGCCGCCGCTCCCGTCGCTGTTGTCGCAGCTGCTGCGAGCACGGCTGCAGTTGCTGCGTAATTCCCGGACGTAAAAAGCAGGGGAGGAGGGACATGTTCTCTTCTCCCCTTCTTTTTGCGCCTGGTACTCCTGACTGAATCGACCAGGTACTGACCGATGGCAACTCCCCCGACAGGCAATAACGAGGCACTCCCGGTCAGCCCGGACGTCTCGCAAAAGCTGACCAACTGGGTCAATGAACCCTCACTCCAGACCCTGACTCTAGATCTCCAGTCGGCGAAACCGTCCCGTGACCTGATGGTGACGGAGATCGATCGCTGGAATGACCTGCTCCATGTGCGGGGCACGGCCAAGATTCCGAAGGTCAAGGGCCGCTCCAGTGTGCAGCCGAAGCTCATCCGCCGTCAGGCAGAGTGGCGCTACTCGGCCCTGACCGAGCCTTTCCTTGGCTCCAACAAGCTCTTCAAGGTCTCGCCGGCGAACTGGACCTCGACCAAGGCCGCCCAGCAGAACGAGATGGTGCTCAACCACCAGTTCCGCACCAAGTTCAACCGGGTCAAGTTCGTCGACGATTTCGTGCGCTCGGTGGTCGATGACGGCACGGCCATCATTCGCCTGGGTTGGAAGCGCGTGACCAACAAGGTCAAGCAGGATGCGCCGGTCTTCAGCCACTTCCAGATCACGTCGCCGGAGGACATGCAGGCCTTCCAGCAGGCACTGCAACTCTCCCAGACCGACCCGGCAACCTACCAGCAACAGGCCACGCCTGAGTTGCAGTCGGCAGTGGACTTCTACAACGAATCAGGGCAGGCCACTGTTGCGCAGCAGACTGGCACCACGAAGGTGACGGTTGAGCAGGTGGTCGAGAACCGGCCCACGGCTGAGATCCTGGATCCCCGCAACTTCTTCCTCGACCCCTCGTGCAATGGCGATCCGTCGAAGGCGCTCTTTGCGATCGTCACCTGGGAAACCAACCAGTCCGAGCTCAAGAAGGACGGTGACCGCTACAAGAACCTCGACCAGGTGGACTGGGAGGGCAATGCGCCGCTGAACCAGCCGGACCACTACACGCAGACGCCGACGAGCTTTTCGTTCCAGGATCCGATGCGCAAGAAGGTCGTGGTCTACGAATACTGGGGCTTCTACGACATCAACAAGGACGGCAACCTCGTGCCGTTCGTCGCTTCCTGGATCGGCAGTGTCCTGATCCGCATGGAGCTCAACCCGTTCCCGGACCAGAAGCTGCCGTTCGTGCTCGTGCCGTACCTGCCCCGTAAGCGCGAAGCCTACGGTGAGCCGGATGCCGAGCTGCTCGAGGACAACCAGGCCGTGCTCGGTGCAGTCATGCGCGGCATGATCGACCTGATGGGACGATCGGCAAATGGCCAGCAGGGCTTCGCCAAGGGCATGCTCGATCCGCTGAACCGTCGCCGGTACGAGGAAGGCAAGGACTACGAGTTCAACCCGAACCTGCCGGTGCAGCAGGGGCTCATCGAGCACAAGTATCCCGAGATTCCGCAGTCGGGCATGCTCATGGCCAACATGATGAACCAGGAGGCGGAATCGCTCACGGGCGTGAAGTCCTTCTCGGGCGGCATGTCTGGCGAGGCCTATGGTGACGTGGCAGCCGGCATCCGGGGCATGCTCGACGCAGCATCGAAGCGGGAAATGGCGATCCTTCGCCGGCTGGCCGAGGGCATGTCCGAAGTGGGCCGCAAGATCATCTCGATGAACGGGGTGTTTCTCTCGGAACAGGAAGTGGTCCCTATCACCCAGGAACAGTTCCAGACGATCAGCCGTGACGACCTGGTGGGTGAGTTCAGTCTCGAGGTCGATATCTCGACGGCAGAGGTGGACAACGCCCAGTCGCAGGATCTGGCCTTCATGCTACAGACCCTGGGACCGAAGGGTGACTGGGGCATGGTGCAGCTCATCCTGGCGCAGATCGCACGTCTGAAGCGTATGCCTGAACTGGCTCATCGCATCGAGAACTACCAGCCGCAACCGGATCCGTTCACGCAGCAGATGCAGCAGATGGAACTGCAGGTCAAGAAATCCGAGTACGACCGTAACGAGGCGCAGGCCAAGCTCTTCCTGGCTCAAGCTCGTATGGCCGGTGCGAATGCTGACATGCAGAACCTCAACTATGTCGAGCAGGAATCTGGCACCCAGCATGCACGCGATATGCAGAAGCAGCAGGCGCAGGCCGAAGGTAACCAGAATCTCGAGGTGACCAAGGCACTCCTCAAGCCCACGAAAAACGCCAATGGCTCGGAGTCGAAGCCGAATGTTAAGGCTGCTGTGGGGTATAACGCACTGTCTAAAGCTCAGACAAATGCTGGACAGCCTGGTACTCCTGACGGTAGCATTCCGCAAGGTAACTTTGGGGGGCATCCTCCCCAGGTGAACCCGCAAAACAACCTCGGTTCAATGCACTTTAATCCTGCAGTGAATCCGGATCTCAACCCTAACTTGAACATGTAAGGACCAAACCATGTCTGCGGAAGTCCAACAACTCGAACGTCAACTCAAGGATGCAAAGCACCTGGTCGAGCAGAAGCGTCTTGCACTTAAACTCGCGGACAACCGCGAATTCCGTGCCCTGATCCTCGACGAGTTCTGTACGAAGGAATGCGCCCGGTATGCGCAGTCGTCGGCAGACCCGGCACTCGGCGCGAATGAACGTGCTGATGCGCTGGCCATGGCCCAGGCAGCTGGCCATCTCCGCCGTTTTCTGTCGGTGAAGATCCAGATGGGCAGTGTTGCCGAGCGTGACATCGAAGCCGTCGAGGAAGCACTCGTCGCCGCTCGTCAGGAACAGGGTGAATAAACATGGGCACTCCTACGGATGCAGTGAATCCGCTGGGCCTGAGTGACGACGACTTCCTGAAGCAGCTTCCGCCTGGTTCGACCCCGGTCGAGCCGGAGCAGAAGGTTCAAGAAGTCGCCGTTGTCGAGACCCCGGCAGCCGTTGAAGCAGCAGCTCCTGCTGCTCAACCGCAACACAATGCAGCTGAAGCTGAAGTTGTTGTCGAGTCAGATGCTGACAAAGTTAACCTGAACGCAGATAATGCTCAGGTCAATACGGAAGTCGGCCAGGAAGGCAAGACTGACACGGCAACTGCAAGCACGGCTCCCGCAGCAGCGACGGCTGCAGCCAAGGACGGTGCCCAGAAGACGGATCCCGCCGCAACCGGCAAGGATTCGGCTGCTGCCGCCAGCACTGCCACTGCTGTCGATTACGAAGGTTTCTACAAGCAGGTGATGGCGCCGTTCAAGGCAAACGGCAAGACGATCGAACTGCGTGATCCGCAGGAAGCGATCCAGCTCATGCAGATGGGCGCCAACTACACCCGCAAGATGCAGGACATTCAGCCGCATCGAAAGACGCTGCTGATGCTGGAAAACAGTGGTCTGCTGGACCCGGACAAGCTCTCGTTCCTCATTGATGTGAACAACGGCGACTCCAAGGCAATCCAGAAGCTGCTGAAGGACAAGGGAGTCGATCCCCTGTCCATCGATACCAGCGAAGAATCAAACTACCTTGGTGGAAATCACAAGGTCAGTGACGATGAAGCGAACTTCCGCAACGTCCTGGACGACCTCAGTTCCAATCCAGACGGGAAGCTCACGCTTCAGGCAGTCAACTCGACGTGGGATCAGGCCAGTAAGGAAGTGCTGTGGAAGGAGCCGCAGATCCTGACGGCGATTCACCAGCAACGTGAAAACGGTATCTACGACCGCATCACGGCTGAAGTGAACCGTCTCCAGGCATTGGGGCAAATTCCGGTCGGAACCTCGTTCCTGTCGGCCTACAAGGCTGTCGGTGACGTGATGCAGCAACAGGGCAAGTTCAACGATCTCGTGAAACCTGCCCAAGGCTCGGCCCAAACTGTGCATACGCACACACCGGTCACGCCCGTTGCTACTCGCGTTGCGACGCCGAAGTCGGACGTCTCGAATGGGGATCAGGCAAGTGCCGCTGCGGCTTCGCGGAGCACTCCCGGAAAGGCTGAGAAGTTCGTCAATCCGCTCTCCCTGAGCGATGACGACTTCCTCAAACAGATGAAAAATCGTGTTTAAGGATCCTGATCCATGTTGAATTACAACGCTCCAACCACCACCGCTTCGGGTACGGCATCGGGCATTGACGGTGCTGGTTCGAACCAGATGCTCACCTTCTTCTACCTGAAGAAGGCCATCGTCTACGCTCGCAAGCTGCAGTTCTTCATGCCGCTGGCGAACGTGACGAACATGCCGAAGAACTTCGGCAAGAGCATCAAGGTGTTCGAATACGTGCCGCTGCTCGACGACCGCAACGTGAACGACCAGGGCATCGACGCCACGGGTGTCACGCTCGCCAACGGCAACCTCTATGGTTCGAGCCGTGACGTGGGCACGATCACCTCGAAGCTGCCGACGCTCACGGAAAACGGTGGCCGCGTGAACCGCGTCGGCTTTACCCGTCTCACGCGTGAAGGCACGATCCACAAGTTCGGCTTCTTCACTGAGTTCACGCAGGAAGCGCTCGACTTCGACTCGGACGATGGCCTGATGGACCATCTCTCGACGGAACTGATGAACGGTGCGGTGCAGATGACCGAAGCCGCTCTCCAGGCCGACCTGCTGGCTTCGGCAGGTGTCGTGATCTTCGCCGGCGCGGCTACGCAGGACTCGGAGATCACCGGTGAAGTGACGCCGGCTGCTGGTGCGGTGCCGGAAATCCCGGCCTCGCTCCTGACGTATCAGAACATGATGCGCCTGGACCAGATCCTCACGGACAACCGCACGCCGACGCAGACGACCATCATCACGGGTTCGCGCAACATCGACACGCAAGTGATCGGTGCAACCCGCGTGATCTACTGCGGCAACGAGCTCGTCCCGCTGCTCAAGGGCATGAAGGATCTGTTCGGCAACAAGGCGTTCGTCGAGATCCAGCACTACTCGGCGGCCGGCACGGTGCTGAACGGTGAAATCGGCTCGATCGACAAGTTCCGCATCATCCAGGTGCCGGAAATGCAGCACTGGGCAGGCGCTGGCGCTGCAGTCGGTACGAACCCGGGCTATCGTGCGTCGATGGTCAGCGGTGCCGAGCACTACGACGTCTACCCGATGATCTGCCTGGGCGACGACTCGTTCACGACGATCGGCTTCCAGACGGACGGCAAGACCGTCAAGTTCTCGGTGCTCACGAAGATGCCGGGTCAAGACACGGCGGATCGTAACGATCCGTATGGCGAAACCGGCTTCAGCTCGATCAAGTGGTACTACGGTATCCTGATCAAGCGCCCGGAACGTATCGGCCTGCTCAAGAGCGTCGCCCCGGTCTAAGCCGATAGTTGAATGAGCCAGGGAAGGGAAGTGAGGTTGGTCCCCGCAGCCTTCCTTCCTTTCCCTGGTTCCTCCGAATGAATCCCTGGAGCACATGATGGAACCCCTCGATCCGACCCAGCCGAGCGAACTCGACGTTCTCAAGCAACGCGCCCGCATGATGGGTCTCACGTTCAGCAACAACATTGGCCTCGACGCCCTTCGCAAGAAGGTGAACGACGCCATGGAAGGCAAAGTCGAAGAGCAGCCGGCGCAGGAACCTGCCGCAGATGGCACCTTCGCACCGAATCCCCTCGCCGGCGAGACCGTCCCGGTCAAGCGCAAGTCGCTGCGTCAGCACCTGTTCGATGAACAGATGAAGCTGGTGCGTGTGCGCATCACCAACCTGGATCCGAAGAAGAAGGATCTGCCAGGTGAAATCTTCACGGTCGCCAACGAGCATCTGGGCACTGTGCGCAAGTTCATCCCCTACGGTGAATTCACGGACGGCGGCTACCACGTCCCGTACATCATCTTCAAGCAGCTCGAGGCGCGCAAGTTCCACGACATTCGCACGATCAAGGATCGCCGCACGGGCACGAACCGTGTCGAGTCCCGCTGGGTGCGTGAGTTTGCACTCGAAGTGCTGCCGCCGCTGACGAAGCAAGAGCTCGATCAGCTGGCCACGGCACAGATCGCAGCGGGCTCGGTAGACGCTCAACGCGCGTAAGCCTTCCGCTCACACCTGAGAGGCCCGTACCCGGATAACGGGCGGGCCTTTTTCTTTGATCCAGGGAAAAGAACATGTCCAGTGGAACCTACGGCATTGACGTCGATGCCAACCTGGCCTACAGCCTGCTGCTCTCGGCCACGCCTATTGCCATCGATGCGGTTGACCTGACCGAGAACGTCTTCAACGTTCCGTCCGACACCACCTCGGCGGCGTATCAGCAGATCAATGCCCTCACGAATGCCGACTACACCTCAGGTGCAGTGGGCGGCACCGGTTCGTTCGACGTGCTGATGTCAGGCGTTATGGCGCAGCTCAAGGGCGAATACAGCGCTGGCCGGATCACGGGTGCCGAGTACACCAAGGCCTACGTGGCACTGGTGCAGGCTGCCATGCAGAATGCCACCCAGTTCCTTCTGGGTCGGGACCAGGCCTACTGGCAAGCGGTCAATGCCCAGATCGCAGCGATCCAGGCGCGTGTGACGTTGGAGACGTCCAAGCTCCAGGCGGTGACTGTGCGCATCGAGGCGGAGACGGCCAAGGCCAACCTGGCGCTGGTGAAGGCCAAGATCGGTACGGAAGATGCACAGTACGGTCAGCTCAAGTTCAATGTGGACAACCTCATGCCGGTGCAGCTCTCGATTGCCGAGGCGCAGTTGCTCCTCGTGCAGGAGCAGGGCCAGGTGCAGCGTGCACAGACGCTCGATACCCGCACCGATGGTGCGACGGTGGTGGGTGTGCTCGGTCAGCAAAAGGCGCTCTACGCCCAGCAGATCACGAGTTACAAGCGGGATGCCGAGCAGAAGGCGGCCAAGCTCTTCAGTGATGCGTGGATCACGCAGAAGAACATTGACGATGGCCTGACGGCGCCCAACGCCTTCACCAATGACGTGATCAATACGGTGCTCACGGCGATCCAGACCAACAACGGCCTGACGGGTTAAGCCATGGGATTCTTCGGCGGTGGGTCTACAACGGTGGTGTCCTCGTCCATCTACAACCTGGCCGGGGACGTTAACAAGCGTCCGAACTACCTGAAGTCGGTGGTGGAGGGTGCCATCGTGGGTGATAGCAGCTCGTCGCTCGGAGATGCCATCTCGTCGGCCTATGCGAATGGTCCCGGTCGAGCGCTTCGCTCGTTCTATAAGTGGGCTGCCGGCAGCTCCGGCTACAACAGCACGGTCGGTTTCACCTCTGGCTCGCTGGTGACTGGCAACTCACTGAACACGGATACGCTGGCTGCCCAGATCCAGTCGATCCTGGGTGCGCCGGACGGTTACTCGATCAGCATCGAGTCGAGCGCCCTGGGCTATGCCGATATCTCATGGTGGGCCGAGCAGTGGATCCTGGAGAACAAGCCGACCCAGATCAATACAGGTTGGCACTGCGACTACCTGAACAGCCAGGGTGTAATCACCTGGGCCGATGGTAGCCAGGACACCTTTACCCCTGCTGGGTTTGCTCAGGACTCTAAGTTCATCTTTGCCGCCTACACCCTGGACACGGGTGTGGATGATGGTCCTGTGGTGAGCAGTGTCCGCACTGACCTCGACTCGACCACGGCTTTTCCGTCCACAGACGGCTGGACGTTTGACTCCAGCACCTACACACCTGTCTCCCTTACCCAGTGGACTCCGGTTGTGCAGGGTATCGACACCAAGACAGTGGTCCACAAGACGACTTATCTGGGTGTCGATCCGAACAACAAGAATCGCACCCATTCGACCAAGCTCGTCATGACCCAGGTGCAGAACATGACGGCGCCTGATGGGAATCCGGTGATCGAACGGTATTACACGATCGACACCTACGACATGACGAACATGACGGCCAGCGGCCTGCAGGTGTTCATCTACGCTCAGGGTTCGGGCAATGCCACGCTCGATGCGATGTTCAATACGCCCTCGGATATGGGTTCGTTCTTCCCCTACATCCCGGTGCGTATCGACAACCAGATGGTGTCCGACACGTACAAGCCGGACGTGTATGCCATGGCGAAAAAGGGCTACTACAAGGCCACTGGCAAGCGGTTCGATGACCTGATTTCCAAGATCAACGCCAACTCGTCGATCGGTGATATCGACTACGCCTACGTGGTGTTTGGCGTATCGGTGAACGTGGCCGAGATCACGGCCAAGCGTTACATGTGGTCGTTCTTCGAGGCCATCATGAACTCACAGTCGTTCACCCACCACGCCTACAAGAATTTTCAGGCGGCATGGGCGGTGGCCGATGCGAGCCAGACGGCCTACGCTGCATGGGAGGATGGGGGCGGAATCGGTACGGCACCGAGCCTGGTGTCCTACCCAGCACTGCCTACCCAGTCCATCGAGATCAAGACCTCGAGCAACTCGAACCTCAACTTCGACATGATTATGTCGTGGAACGGTGTCGAGCAGACCATTGGGGCCGGCATGGTCGATTCGAGCCATGCGGTCGGTGATATCTGGTGGGTGATCAATGGGGCCGATACGTTCTCCCAGACTATCCGCACGCGTCTGGGTGATGACACCTCGAGCATCACCGACAGCTTCCAGGTGACTCATGTCACGCTCTACTGGCAGGTGGACAGCGACAACTGGAAGGCGCTGAACATCTACGGCATGGTGCACCGAAACCTCATCTACAACGGCAAGTCGGTGGACATTGCCATTACCGATGCGATCAACGACACGGAGGAGTCGGGCTTCATCATTCCGTTGCATGAGCAGCTCTACCAGGATACCTCGCTCATCGATGCCACCCAGATGGCCACGGCCAGTATGTACTGCGTCTTCAACTGCTACCAGGTGGTGAAGAAGAAGTGGTATCAGACGGGTCTGTTCCAGATCATCGTGATCATCATCATCATCATTATCTCGATCGTGAGCTGGGGCACCGGCACCGGTCCTTCGGTGGCGCTCTATGGGGGGATCGGTGAGGCCATTGGCTTATCCGGTGTGGCTGCCGTCATTGCCGGCATTGCCATCTCCATGATCGCGTCGATGATCCTCTCCAAGATCCTGGGACTGGTCGGCACCGCGATCTTCGGGCAGAAGGTGGGGGCCATCTTCAGCGCGATTGCAACGGTCGTGATCATGGTCATTGGCTCGGCGTATGCAAGCGGTGGCGACTGGACTACGGCCTTGTCGCAGCTCACGAGCCCAACGACCTATCTGCAGCTGACTGCGGCGGTCACGAATGGCATCAGTCAGTACATGGGCTATGAGGCACAGGACTATCTAAAGCAGACGCAGGACATGCTTGCTCAGTACAATACGCAGATGAAGTCGGTGTCCGATCAGTACGGGGACGTCATTGGCAACAATCTCGCGTATTTCGATGTGACGCAGCTCACGGATGCACCTGGGACTACTACAGGACTGCATACCTACGAGCCAGCTGACACCTTCTTGAACAGAACACTGATGACCGGTAGCGATGTGGCGGAGTTGAACTCCTCAATCATCGAGCAATACGCGTCATTGACTCTGGACGTTTCTCAGAATCTCGCTACCTAATCAGGAATTCGCATGGACTTTTCCAACCTCTTCAGTGGTTCTGCATCCTCGCCATTCAGCCTTGGCTCTGGTAACACCAGCTACCCGGGCTACAGCTCCCTGAATACCTATGGCTTTACTTCGCCCACATCGGGTGCTGGCGTGACCTCGGGTTTGGATTCCTCGACGGGTCTGGGCATGAACATCCCGACGCTGCAGCTCGGCTTCCAGGGTCTGTCATCGCTCGCGAACCTCTACTCGGGTATTCAGGCCTTGGGTCTGGCCAAGGACCAGTTCAACTTCCAGAAGAACCTGGCGAACACGAATCTGGCCAACTCCGTGCAGTCGTACAACACGGCATTGACCGACAAGGCCACGGCCCGTGCTGTGACTGAAGGCCAGACCGATGCGCAGCGTGATGCGTACATCGCTGCCAACAAGCTCTCGACCTAAGAGGTGACCCATGGCAGTTTTGACATGGCGTAATGTGGATGCACCCCAGGGCGGCGGGACTGCCCTGGAAGGCCTGGGCATGGCCGCCAGGCTGCTCTCGAATGCTTCGGGTGGAATCTCCGATGCACTGGGCAACTACAACCAGGCACAGACCACGCTTGCCAATAACGCTTTCGCCCAGGCGGCGTCCCAGTATCAGGACTCCGATTCCCTGAAGGCGGCATTGGCAAACGGTTCTCTCCTTGGTTCCCTGCAGGGCGTCGATCCCTCGAAGGTGAGCGCCAGTGCCATCGGCGCACAGGATTCCCGGGTCGGCACGCTCATCAACGATGCGTCGAACCAGCAGAAGCTGGATGAGGCCAACTACAACTTCGGCCTGCAAAAGACGCAGAACGACAACCTGATTGCGGCTGAACCGGCTGTAGCAGCACTCACGGCTGCGGGTTCCGATCCGGCCAAGCAGGCTGCGGTCTACGCTAATCCGGACTTTGCTTCGGCACTCTCCAAGCTCACGCCGGACCAGCAGTTCGGGATCCAGTCGAAGGCGACCTCCAACGGGACCGCTGGCCTGCAGCTGCTCCAGTCGGCCCGTAACGACCAGTACGATCAGCAGTCTCAGGCGGCGCTTGCCCAGATCCTGCAGACGCCGACCGATGCGCTCGGTGCGCAGCAGCGCTTGCAGGCCATGAACCTGCCGGCGCCTGTCTATCTGGCGACGCGTGCCAAGCTCACGCAGGCGGGTTATGTGGATCCGACCAACCCGGCCAATGCAGGTGCGCTCGGTATGGGCGGCCCGATCCCGCTCACTGCGCCCAGCGGTGCGGCAGGTGCGATCGCTGGCGCTGCGGGTGGATCTGGTCCTGCAGGTGCGGCTTCGGCGGATGGTGCGTCGGGTTTCGACACGACCTACGGGAACGGCAAGTATGCGAAGCCGCCCGCCCCGATCTCGACGATGCCGATCAGCTCGGTGCTCGACTGGCAGAAGAACAGCCTGATTCCGGCTACGCAGGGCCAGCTGAAGGATGCACAGGGCAATGTCCTCAAGGGTTCCGATGGCAAGCCCCTGGGCACTTCGGCGGTGGGGGCGTACCAGCTGACCGATCAGACGATCGAGAACTACGCACCCAAGGTGCTAGGTGATGACTGGAAGAACCAGAATCTCGGCCCACAGCAGCAGGACAAGATTGCCGAGGCGGCCTTCAATGCAAGCAAGAATGGCAACCTCCATGCGATCTGGCCGACGCTGCCGGATTCGACGCCGGGTGCCTACAAGGATGTGCCGTGGGATCAGATGCGCCAGCGTATCGCTGCGGCGGAGTCGAGCACGCCCGGCCAATCCCTACTGGATCAGCTGAACAACGCGAACATCGCCAACACGGTGACGCAGGCAGGGATCCAGACCCGGAATCAACAGAACATCACAGCACTGAATATTGATCCGGCGGCCTGGAAAACGGCAACAGATGATCCCACCACATCGCCCACGGCGATGGCACAGAAGCTCATTGCGGATCCGAAGTCTGTCTACTACAAGTCGGACCAGAACTCCGTCCAGAAGATGCTGGAGTCGGCGCAAACCCAGTATGCAAGTCTGGCCCGTGACAAGGACTTCAACCCGACAGGCAACAACCTGAATCTGGCGCAGCTTGCACTGCTGATCGGCAACCACCTTAATCCTGGTGCTTCCGGTCTTCTGTCCGGGCTGGGTAATGCCATCCGGGGGTGGGGTGGTAATACGCTGGTCGGTGGTCAGTCGGTCAACGACACTGGCCTCCAGGAGGGTATCAAGAATGCCCTGCAGGGTTTGCCGGCTGGTGCAGCAGGTGCCCAGACGGATCTCGCACAGAAGTCCAACATGCTGAACTCGGCCACGCAGCTCTACCAGCAGGCCTATAGCCGGTACGCAACGCTGGCGAACCTGAAGGCACGCGGTGTCACGATCGATGATGATGCGCTCAACCGCGCCCTGAACGACATGAATGTGGCCAAGGCCCAGGTCAACTCGGCCCAGGCATACATCAACACGCCTCCGGCTGGTAGTCCTCCAGGCACGCCGCCGACCGCTGTTCCTCTGGGTCAGTCGGACATGCGGGCGAAGGTCAAGGCAGCTCTCGATGCCAAGACCCAGGTAGACGCCGCAGCCCAGACACCGGATGGTCAGGCGCAGGCTGCAGCACTGGCAGCTGCACTCGAAGGCCTGAAGTACCAGTAAGAGATGGTCTGTGCAAACTCCGCCTCCTGATGGGGGTGGAGTTTGCTGTTTTCCAGGTACACTCCTACCTCAAACTTATTATCGGATCGGGATTCCCCAGATGCCTTCCGCGACAGACTTCCTCAGTTCCTATCTCGATGCCAGCCAGCCTGGCACTCCTAACCCTTTCCTGTCGCCGGCCCAGTCTCAGGTTGTAGCGGACACCGCCAACAAGCAGGCCGAAGTTGCTCAGGTCACCGACCAGAAGCGTGCCGAGCTCGCAGCCAATACCACGTCGCCGGCGCAGGCCTATCTGGATGCCGTGACCCGTTTCACTGGCAAGGGCTTGAGCCAAGTCCCGACCCAGAGGGATGCGGACATCATCAGCCTTTCGCCCCAGGACTTGATCAGCAAGTACGGCGTGCAGCAGGGCATGGCCATGGTCCAGTCTCAGCTGCAGGGCGCAGGCGGTGTGCAGGCAGATCAGGCGTCTACCCGTTCCTGGACGCAGGCCGCAGGTGACATGGCGACGGGTGCGGCACTTGGCTTCGGCAACTCGCTGGCCAGTATTGCTGCACTCGGTGCTGGTGCCATCAGTCCGGCAGCCGGTGTAGGCATCACACAGGCCCAGAACAAGTTCAACAGCATTGCACAGGACACGCTGGAGTCCGATGCGCTGGCGATGCACAAGCATCTGGCGAGTACCACGAAGCAGCTCGGCCTGCAGGACAATGCAGTGCAGGAAGTTCAGGACGCCAAGACCGATGGTGCGTTCGTCGCAGGCTTGAAGCGTCTGGGCAACGATGCCATGACCGCCGTTGGTTCAGACCTGTCCGATCCGACCGTACTCTCCGACAACCTGGCCAATGGTGCCGGGATGCTGCTCTCCGGTGGTCCGATCGCCAAGGGTGTGGGCGCAGTGGCCAAGCCGCTCGTCGGTGCGATCGAGGAAGCGGGCTATCTCGGCAAGGGTCTCACGGGTGCGAAAAACGCCGCGGCGATGACTGAAGACGCCTCCCACGCTGCGGCCAACGGCCTGATGTTCGGCGGCGGCAACTACCAGGATGCCGTCAACAACGTGATGGGCATGTCCGATGCCCAGCTTCGCCAGAACTCACCGACCTATGTTCAGATGGTTGGGGATGACCCCAGCCATCCGAAGATGGATCCGGACCAGGCCAAGCAGATCATTGCCAACAAGGCAGGCCTCTTTTCAGCTGCGGTGCAGGCTCCGGCTGCCATGCTGGCGGGCCAGGTGTCCCGTTCGTTCATGTCCGATCCGCTCGCAGCTCCCTCGCTGCCGGCTGTCGGTGCCAACATGGCCAAGGAAGCCACGTCCCTCGGCGTCCAGTCGGGTACGGGTGCACTCGCAACCAATCTCGGTATTCAGCAATCGGGTGCCAATCCGGGTCAGGATCTCCTCGACAATGTGGGTGCAGCGGCAGGCTCGGGTGCACTGACCGGCGCCTTGACTGCCGGCGCACTCCAGGGTCCGGGAGCGGCCGCTCTCGGTATCGCCAAGGGTGCCGCTGCTGTGCCGGGTGTCATCGCTCCGGTGCTCAAGGGCACGGCGAAGGTTGCTGGCGCTGTGGCTAGTCCTGTCCTGGATCTGGCTGCAAAGAAGGGTGCAGCTGCACAAGCGGCTAATGAAGCCGCCTCGCCGGTATCGGACCAGAATGTTGCACAGGCAGCTGATGACCTGAGTGCACAGGTTCAGCAGCAGGGTCCGGCCATTCAGCAATCTCTGGATGAAGCGACGGCGAATGCCCCCGTAGCAACCCAGGACGAAGTAAAGGCGTACAGCAAGCAGGTGTCCGGCATGCTGCGGTTCGATCCGCAGCTCGCTACGCAATGGGGTTTGCCTGAGTCGGCCTATAACGCCATCAAGGATTCCCCGAACCTGATCCGTGCCATGCAGACCATGGGCGCCTACGTCAAGGATGACCAGATTCCGGCTGCAGACCGTCTCACGACTGCCCAGGTATTGCAGAGCGGTATCGAGCAGGTCGCCAATACTGTCCTGAGCCGGCCAGACATTCTGAACGCCATGGGACCGGAGCATCCCTTCAACGCTGCCATCAGCGAGATCGCCAACCTGCATAAGCAGCTCGAGCAGTCGCCGCTGATGAAGGGTGCAGGCGAAGCGAAGGACGAACTGGTTGACCAGGTGGCTGACAAGCAGGGTGACGTGACCGAGGAATCGGCCAAGACGCCCGAAGGCCAGCAAGCAGCTCAGAACGTGGCGGCCATGGCCACTCTGGCTCCTGAGAAGGTTCATCCGGAAGTCGCTGACACCATCCTGAAGATGGAAGCGGCAGGCCAGATCGAGCTCACGGACAAGCAGCGTGCAGCGCTCCAGTCGGTCGGTGATGTGCTCAAGGCGCAGCAGGCTGGTCTGAAGCAGATGGCCGCTGAAGGCCGGATCGCACCCAATGCGGATGGTTCGAAGTCCACGGGGCAGGTGGCCGCAGACGTGGCCCTCAAGACCCAGATGGAAGGCAAGGAATCCGCCCTCGACCATGCGAAGGGTGTGCGTGAGGCCTACGACTCGGGCAACACGGATCTCGCACGTCAGCGTCTGGATGATCTCGGTGCATTCGCCCGCAGCCAGCAGGAGAAGGTTTCGACGCTCAACGGTCTGCTCGATGAAGGCAAGACCGGCGAGAAGAATGCCGTGCACCGCATCGCTGCTACTCCGGGTCGTGGCAAGGGCTTCTTCCTGACCAACGACGAGACCTCGCAGCCGATCGGTATCACGCCGCACAGCCAGAACTCGGTCGATCTCGCTCAGCGCATCTCGGGCGAAGCTCGCATGCTCACGGATCTGCACAACCACCTGGCCGATGCTTATCCGGATCTGGGTGCGAAGCCGATCGAACACACGGATCTGCATCCTCTCCTCTCTGGCTCGACGGCGAAGGATATTGCCGATGAGTTCAAGAGCGGTGTGCGTCAGGTGCCGGGTACGGTCGATGAGGCCGGCAACCGCACGGAGCTGAAGCAGGCTGATGGCAAGTCGGTAGACGAATGGCGTCCGAGCGTGCGCGATATCGTCAAGACCCGTCCGACCGATGTGCTCAAGGGTCTGGTGAAGGGTCTGGACAAGCAGAGCACGAACGAGAACTTCGACACGCGCCAGGAGGCTTTCCGTCAGGAGGCCAGGGCCGAGCTCGATCGTCGGGCCAATGCAGAGACACCTATTTCTGCTCCTGGTTCCAAGGAAGCGCCGGCCAAGGCTGAAGCCAAGCCGGTGGAAGAAGTTGCGCAACCTGAGCAAAAAGTTGCTGAAAAGCCCGCAGAGCCTATGAAGTCGGATGCCGAGGTCAAGGCCGAGGAGGACAAGCTGACCCAGGAAGGGAAGGCTATCGACAGTACGCCGGTCGAGAAGCCTGCTGCTGAACCTGCTGCGGCTGCCGAACCGGAAGCACCGGTTGAGGCGAAGAAGGCCATGCCCACTGCCAGCGAAGCCGCCAAGGGTGAGCCTGCAGGTGTGGCCAAGTCCTATCCGAACCTGGCCGTGCCGAAGGCCGGCAACAAGTTCCTCTCGGCATTCAAGCTGCCGAAGACCCGCCGCTCGAACCTGCAGGGTGAAGAGTCGCCGCTCTCGAAGGTGGCTGAATCCCTGTCCACACAGGAAGCGTTCAATGCGGCCGCTGGCAAGAACAGTGGCAAGCGCACGCTCGATGAGCAGGCTCGCCGCGACTACCGTCAGGTGTTCAAGGGCGTGGCCAATATGGTCAAGGCGCTCAATGTCAGCGTGGCCGACTTCCTCAACAGCGAGAACAAGGCTGGCCAGTCGAAGCTCGATGGCTTCAAGTCGGGTGAGATCAGCCCGCAGCGCTGGCGTGCCGGCAAGCTGCTGAACCTCGTCGAAGAGCAGCCCGATGGCAGCTTCAAGCTGAACCAGGGACTGGCTGAGTCGGCGGGTCTCGCCGCCATGCAATGGGTCATGTCCTCGCGTAGCCGCAACGGCAACCTGGATGAACGGGATGCCGCCGAAGCACTGGGTATGGACGTCAACAACATGACCTCTGCGCTGCTCAATCACATGCGCAGCGGTGTGGCACGGGACACGGCCTATGGCGATCTGGCCACGAAGATCCTGTCCTACTGGGGCCTGGCTCGCAACGGCAAGGAAGATATCAGTTACACCCAGGGCATTCCGCAAGCCATGGCTGCCGAGCTGGTCGAACACCTGGAGAAGGCGGGCTTCCTTAAGGAAGTGTCGAAGCGTTTCGACATGGACACGGGTGAGTTCGTGAAGGCGGGTGAAGGTGAAGGTCGCAACGTGAAGGACGTGACCGTGCTCCAGCCGGCCAAGCTCGAGGAGTTCGGCAAGGGGATCCGTGCGTTCCCGGATGCAATCGAGCGCGTGGTGAACACGTCTCCGGAGCTGTCGCACTACCTGGGTGACGCCCGTCCGGACATTCCCCGCACGCAGATGAACAACCCGACCGTCGAGAACTCGACGGAGCAGGTGCACATGCTGGAGAACGAGAGCGACACGCCCTACAAGGCCAACCTCCATGTGCTGGGTCTGTACGACGAGCTGGGCACGGACTTCTTCGTGGATGCCTATGGTCCCGGCCAGTTCGACGAGTCGAAGCTGAACAAGCAGGATCTGGAATCGAAGAAGGGCCAGCGTCTGTCGATCACCTCGGCCTTCGACGCCATCAAGGATCTGGTGACCCAGATGGGTGCTCATGCCGACGATACTGGCGTGAAGCTGGGTGACGTGGAAGTGCGCTTCCCCCACAACATGAGCAAGGTGGGGCGTATGCAGCAGGTCGGTGCTGTCACGCCGCAGTCCTCCAAGGCCATGCGCGAAGCGATCCTGCCGACTGACAGCAAGCTGAACCTCGGCAAGAAGCGTGACAAGCAGGCCTTCATGCTGGGTATCGGTCAGGCAGTCGGTGTCAAGGTGCACAACATGCCCTTCGACCTGATGCGCGAGAAGACCCAGGCGCTGCTCGATGGTCCGCTGAAGCCGGCTGTCGATGTGCTGCGTGCTCACCTGAATGGCGAGAAGATGACGGCCCAGATGCGTGCGGATCTTGCTGCATCGCTCAAGTCGGAATCCCCGAGCTTCCAGCAGTTTCATGCGCTGACCGAGTATGCCCGCTACCTGAATGCCGACAAGGCAGAACGCAAGGCATTCCAGACCAAGATGTACCTGGAAGCGGATGGCATGACCAATGGTCCGCTGATGGCCATGATGCTCTTCACCCGTGGCAACTTCACGGCATCGTTCCTTCGCAAGGTGGCGATGGGTGGCATCTATGTCGGCACTGAGCCCAAGGGAGCCAAGGACAAGACACTCACGTCCACTGTGCAGCGGGCCAATACCGATGGTCCGATCGACATGTACGGTGCGGTGTCGGACGACTTCGCCGCCAACATCAAGCGTATCCGCGATGGTCTGGGTGACGGCGAGCAGGACAAGGCCTATGGGGAATCCCTGGATCACGTCCTGAAGCTGATGAACCTGATGCTGGGTGACAAGTTCGTCAACTTCAACGACCAGTCAGGTGATCCTGAGTTCGGTCGTGATGTGGCCAAGAACCCGATGACCACCACGCTGTACGGTGCGGGTAAGGCTGGTATCGCATCGAAGCTGCTTGGCATGCTCACTGACAAGATCTATCAGCAAATGTCCGATGCTTCGGTGCATGACCGCGGTTTCGGAGATCTGTTCAATGGCGATGCAGCCAAGCAGAAGATCTTCCAGGATGCCATGCAGTCGCTGACGGGTCGGGTCTGGTCCATCGAAGATGGTGAGAAGGTCTACAAGGACCAGGCTCTGCCGGACAACAAGAGCACTACGCCGCAGGACTACGAGCTCAACTCGAAAGAGATTGGCGCTCTGCATGAGAACATCAAGACGCTGTTCGTCGAACCGCTGCGTCAGTCGATCGAGAACGTGATCGGAGACTCCCTCATGGAGTCCTTCGACCTGGTTCGTCAGGCAACGCAGGCCCAGTCGATCGTCAATGCCGAGTATTACCGCAAGGCAGTCGATGCAGCACTCGCGAAGAAGCAGGCCTCGGGCGACTATGCGAAGGGTGAGTACCTGTCGCAGGACGAGCTCAACCAGATTACGGCGTCCCTGAAACACCTGGCCCCGGTCGTTCATGCACCGGGCCAGACTTTCTCCATTGGCTCGACGCTGAAGACGTTGCTTACCGAAGGCAAGCCGGGTGCGAAGAAGCGTTCGCCGGTAGAGTTTGCTGCTGCACTCGATGACAATAACCGTGTGCAGGCCAAGCTGGAGCAGCCGACCAACATCGGTGTGAAGGCGCTCGCCTCGCTGAACATCGGTATGGGCGATGGCAAGATGATGCAGCTCATCTCGACCATGAAGAATGCGATCACCGGCACGCTGAAGATCTTCGACGGCATGAACATGCCGCTGGACAAGATCGACCTGGGTTCCGAGCAGGCCAACGAGTCGGTGTGGAACACGCTGCACGGCAACCCGCTGCGTGACGTGCACACGTCCTTCAGCGACTTCCTGAAGAACGATCCGATCGGCGGCATCGAGGAGGGCAGCCAAGCCCACTCCGCACTGGTCCGTGCACTCTTCGGCCCGGGTGAAAAGGCCGGTGACTATCCGCTCGACGCCGTGCGCAGCTACATGGGCGAGCTCTCGCAGCAGCTCGATGATGGTGCGCGTGAAGTCACGGCCCGTCAGCAGACCCTCGACACGGTGAACACCTCGACCGACCAGATGGCGGCCGCCTCGGCACCGCATCAGATCCAGGATCGGGAAGCTGTTGATGGCACGCCGGAAGAGCAGGCTACCCGTCTGTCGGAGATCTACTTCGACAAGCTGGAGAAGCTCCAAGAGGAAGCTCCAGAAAAGCCGCGTGAGAACATCTCGCCGGAACTGGCTGCGGCTGGCACGGCCACGCCCTCGGGTGCGCGTGATCTGTCGATGACGGCACTGGGCAAGCTCACCCAGCAGCTCAAGCTGAAGATCCCGAAGACTCAGGCCGACCTCATCAACCAGATCCAGAAGTCGCTGGCGGCTGCAGGCTTCCGGGTGATCTACGGCACCCGTGAACAACTGCTCGCGCATAACCGGGATCTGGGCGGCGCAGTCGATGCCACCCTGCTGACTGATCCGAAGATCTCTGGCTTTACGCGCATCGGGCAGGATGGCACCGGACAGATCTGGATGGTTTCTCCCTCGTCCGAGACGCTCACGCACGAGCTGGTCCACGCGGCCACCATGAAGACGGTACAGGCCTACTACGCGGGTGAGCACCTCGGAGCGAATCACGAGATCATCGCCGGCGCGATCCAGAACATGGAGAAGCTGCAGGCCCAGTTCCTCTCGCTCGGTGACCAGGTGGAGCGTGGCACGCCGCGTCTGCAGCGTGCTTTCGCCAATGCGAAGGCTGCGATCCTCGGGCGCCTGAACGATTCGACGCTGGACACGGCAACCCAGAAGGCTCAGGGTCTCAACGAGTTCATGGCGTGGGCGCTGTCGAATCAGCAACTCACGCGTCTGCAGCAGCGCACGGAAGCCAATCCCCTGGTTCGTCTGGCCCAGCAGGCGATCGACTTCCTCAAGCAGATCGTGTGGGGCAAGAAGGTTGCGCCGCAGGATCCGGGCAATGACATGTTCAGCAACCTCATGTTCAATGCCTCGCTGGTCGTGCGCAGCCAGCCGACGATGCAGGACGTGATGCACGACACCACGATGATGCAGTCGGCGGCCTACGGCCACAGCGACGACCTCACGCAGAAGGACCAAGCCTTCGACCGTGCAGTCACGGATTGGTTGAAGGAAGTGCCGTCGCCCACCGTCGAGTTTGCCCGTCGCCTCTCGCAGGCCACCGATGCGGTCGATGCCGGTGCGGAAGTGGCACTCCATTTCGCCACGCGCTTCCCGATGACGCTGCAGGAGCAGACGACTTTCAGCAAGGTCGTGGCGGCACTGGCTACCGAAGCCCGGTTCGATCCGAATGTGATGGCCGAAGCCCAGAAGATCTGGTCCACGGTCTCCAAGCAGCTCACGCCGGAAATGCTGATGGACAAGCAGGCGGCAGGCACGGACACGAGCTCGGCACTGTGGGAACGTGAGCGTGGCTATGGTCAGGAGCGCCTGAACGCACTGCTCGGCAATGACTACGAGCGCATGGATGCCCAGAAGCGCTCGACGCTGTTGCCGGCCTTCCTGGCTCTCTACATGACGCACGAGCCATTCCAGCAGGCGCTTGATGGCATGAAGCTGCCGGCGCTGGAGAAGTCGCACGCGGACAACCTGCCGGATCGCACGATCGAGAATGTGACGGGTCGGATCATGGACTCGTTCACGCGTCGCATCTCCGGTGTGGGCCAGTCCGATGATGTGCGTGCCTCGATGGATGCCCTGTCGAAGCATTTCAATGGGATCGCCCAGAACCGTGAATCGTTTGCGGACACGTTCCTCGACAAGACGGGCAGCGCCAGCGATGGCCTGAACGCCAAACTGGTGTCGGTCATGAACGATGGAGCGGATGCCGTGGTCAAGGGTGCCGAGGCGCTGCATGACAAGTTCGGCAACCGGTTCACGGAGGCGCTCGCCTCGAGCACGCGGATTCTGGCGGCCTTCGTTTCCCAGGACCATGCCGGTCACGTCAGCGACGGGTTCCTGAAGTTCCTGAACCAGGGGGACAATGCTCGCCCGTTCCGTGAGCTGGCCCGGGATGCGATCGGCCGCACGAAGTCCAATGCACCGCTCTTCGACATGATCAGCACCATCCATGCCTGGGTGCACCGTGTTCGTCAGGAGTTCCGTGACGTGGTGCCCGAGACGATCGCCGGCAAGTTCAGCGAAGCGCCGTCCGATGAGACCTGGAGCATGATGCACCGTGCCATGGGCCGTGCTGAACTCGCTTCCCTGGCTCAGAAGGATGCGCTCGATCTCATGCGCAACCCGGAGACGCTCAAGGACAAGACGGCGGCTCTCGAAGAAGCCATCCATCAGATCGACCCGGCCAACGCCAAGCTCCTGCTGAAGAAGTCGGATCAGCTGGCCGACTACATGATGAATGGCAAGACGAGCTCGAACCTGCTGCGCAATGCCACGGCGATTGCCTCCCTCTTCAATGAGAAGGCGGCCAAGCCGTTCAAGGGTGACCGTGGCGATCTCGTGAAGGCACTCGACCAGCTGGTGACCCACTATGCCTACGGGCATGTGGCTGAATCCGATCGTCAGGCACTCTCGGAGCTGATGGCCAAGGAGTCGGATGGCATGCAGTTCGTGCTGTCCTCCCTGCAGGGCCAGTATCGTGATGAGCAGTCCAAGGCGATGGAGTCGCCCATGGCGATGTTCAATCACTACAAGGGCTTCGTACCGACCCTGCAGGATCCGGGCTCGCATCTGGTCGTGGCCGACGATGCAGAGCACGGTCGTCTCACGGGCATGGGATATTCGCGCATGGCCGACTACCAGGGCAGCTCGGCGGAACATGGCAAGACGGGCCGGGGCTACTACTACCTGCCGGTGTCGGGCCGTGCCCCCTACGAGCAAGGTCTGATGCAGAACATTCGCCAGTCGGCGGGTGGCGTCGATGTGGTCAACGGTCGCACGCTTGGCATGACCGCTGGCCGCATCGTTGGAGCCAAGAAGGTGGCACAGGCTACGGAGATGATCCGCAGCGGCTATGAGAAGGGTGCCACGGAACACCTGATGCCGGTCTTCAATCAGCGCGGCGAGGTCGTGGCCTACGAGCGTTCCCTGGATCCGGCACTCGCAGCCAAGGTCGAGAACGACACGCGTCTGCACAAGATGCTCGGCGTGTGGCAGGGCCGCCAGGTCGAAGAATTCCAGGCCAAGCAGTACAACAACGAGGTGGTGGGTCGCCTCGGTGACATGTACGCGGAAGACCTGAAGAAGGATCCGACCAACCAGTCGCAGTACGTGAACCTGTTCTCGGCTGCCGAACAGGCCAAGGATCCGGTGCTGGCCGATGCGATGAAGCTCATCACGCCCCAGGTGAAGTCGCTGCTCGAGGAGCAGTTCGGCAAGAATCAGTTCTGGGTTCGCCGTGAGCTGGTGACGGACGTGGCCGGCGTGCGTAAGGCATCGGTGGGTGATCCCTGGACGGGCGTCTCCCGCTGGAGTGACGAGACGCAGGCACAGGTGCGCCAGATTGCCATGTCGGTGTTCGGTAACAAGGCATTCGTCTACATGACGAAGGCGGAACAGAAGTGGCAGAACCTGGTGAGCGACGTGCGGGGCAACATCCTGATCAAGTCGCTGGTGGTGCCATTCTCGAACATGATCTCGGACACCTACCAGATGATCAGCCGTGGTGTGCCGGTCAAGTCGATCGTGACGGGCTTCCCTCGCAAGACGGCAGAAGTGCAGGCCTTCGTGAAGTCGGAAGTGCGACGCATCGAAGCCGGCGTCGAGCTGCGTGCAGCACAGGGCCGCAATGACCGTCCGGCGATCATCAAGCTGCAGGCTGAGATCCAGGCCATCACGGACAGCCACAAGCGTCTGTCGATCTGGCCGCTGCTCGAAGCCGGTCAGTTCAGCTCGGTCACGGGTGGCCATGCCACGCACGAAGACGTCGAGCTCACGAGCGGGAAGCTCTATTCCTGGGTCGATAGTCTCGTGAACAAGCTGCCGGGTGCGATGAAGACGGCGGGCCGCTATGCGCTGCTCACCAAGGACACGGCGCTCTATCAGGGTATCGAGAAGGCACTGGACTACAGCGTGTTCCTGTCCAAGGCGGTGTATTACGACGATCTGATGCGCCGCCAGGGGATGAATCACGAGCAGGCCATGGACATGCTGGCTCAGACCTTCACGAACCACGTCCGTCTGCGTGGCCGGTTCCGTAGCTACATGGAGAACATGGGCATGGCCTGGTTCTACAACTACAAGATCCGGGCAGCCCAGGTCGCCATGTCCACCATCCGCCAGAATCCGTTCCATGCGCTGGTGGCAGGCCTCACGCCGGCACCGAGTCTCTTCGGCACCGTTGGCTCGGCCATCTCCGACAACTTCATGACCCAGGCGGTGGAAGGACGCATCGGGCCGAGTATCGGGTTGGGTGAGCTGGTGGGTGCGCCGATCATCGATCCGCTGCTGCACCTGTTTTAAGAAATGAAAAACCCCCGGATCTCTCCGGGGGTTTTTGCTTTGCTACTTTCCTTTCGGGCTCTCGACTTCCCTTTTGGAAACTGCATTATGGCACAGCAGGCGGGCCGCCCCCTCCCGAAGGAGGGTCTGCTCTGCTGCCGATAGCTATCAGACCGCCGAGGATCAGGACGATCGCGGCGAGGTAGTGGGAGATCACCACGGCAGCGAGCGCAATGACGATGCCGATGACGATCCCCAGGAAGAGGATCGTGTTACGCATGTCAGGCGGTCACCTTGTTGCCGGGCTTCTGCAGGCCTGCGAAGAGGCTGCGGGGCTTGGGTGCGTCTGCTGCGGGTGCGGCTTCAGCCTCGGCAGTTTGCTCGGGGGCGGCTGCAGCAGCCGTCGCACCAGCGTCCGAAGCAGATTCCGGCGAAGCGTTTCCCGCGCCGTCAGCCCCAGCACTCTGGGCAGTCCCAGCCTCCTCCGCACTGGCACCAGCGGTCGATTCTGCCGATGCCTGGGATGCTTCCTTTGCGGGAGCTTCCACCTGGGTGGCTGCCGGCTGCACGGCCTGCTTGACGACAGGCGCCGGTGCCGTTGCACGCGAGGCGGTCTGCACGGCTTCAGCCTTCACGACCGGTGCCGGGTTGGCTGCCGGCGCTGCGTCGTCAGCGACGATATCGATCGTGGCCTTGAAGCCGTCTTCGCCACGGGTGGCCGAGAGTTGGATCTCGATGCGGTTGCCGTCCTTGACGTTGAGCAGGCTGTTGATGTGGTTGCGGATGGCCTGTTCGATCTCGGACTGGACGATGATGATCTGCATTTTCATACCTTTGCGAATAGTCGCATGAGATTTTGAAACATCGGGGTATGCACCCCGGCGTGAATTGCTGCGATGGCGTCGGCCATGTGTTCGGCTTCGTTCTTGATGTCACCCTTCTGGAACTTCGCCCCGTTCTTATCCTGGCGGGGCCAGTTGGCATTCGGGTAGAACTCAACGGCGGCACGGATCATGTCGTCCTTGGTCGCTGTTCGCTTGCCGGCGAAGAGCTTCTTGGACTCAGCTTCCGTGACCTCGATGATCTGGATGCCCCGGGCTCGCAATGAGCCAAGGATGCCGTAGACCACTCCGTTTCCCTTGGCTCCGGACGCAGACTGCGCACCGTGCGGGACTTCAACGAAGACCACCTTCGCATACTGGGCAACGGGCGTGACTGCCTTTGCCAGTGTCTCGGCCGCTTCGAGATCGTAGGAGTTCTGGCGAACCTGTTTCCCCTTTGGCTCCTCGCCGGTCTTTACGACAGCGAGGTGAGGGGTAGACAGGACGCCAGTGTCCAGATCGAGCGTGCCGGATGCGATACCCCAGTTACGGAAACTGGGATCCATACCGACGACCGGGATCTGCATGATTCAGATCCTGGTTACTTCGGGCCGAACAGCGACTTGCGCGGAGCTGCGCCGGCTGCCGGAGCGGGGGCCGCACCTGCACGGGCTGCTGCCTTCGGGGGCGCACCAGCGGCACCGGCTTCGCCTTCCTTGATCGAGCGCTTGTCGCGGGTCTTGCCCTTGTTGCGTTCGAGCCAGCCGCCGAGGAATTGCGGTTCCGTGGCTTCGGCCTTCGCTTCGACGACCGTGAAGTTGAATTCCGGGTGGAACACCTTGTCCGTGACGTTTTCTTCACGCGATTCGGCGGTCGCCTCGTACTCGCCGGTCGATTCGTTCTTCACGTTCTTGTTGACGATCTGCTTCAGGACGCCGAGCTTGATCTGCTGGCCCACGACGTCGGTGAGCATCGGCACGGCCTTGGGCAGTTCCTTCTTCGCGTCGGCGTCGTAGACCTTGACGGTCTTTTCTTCCGTGACCTGCTCGCACAGCGGCTTGCCGGTCGTGATCAGGCAGATATCGTCCACGGTCGTGAAGCCCGGGAGTGGCACCTTCTTCGTCTTGTCGTCCTTGTTGGGGAACCAGTTTTCACCCTTCTTGTTGGTGAAATAGATCTGCTCGCGGTACTCGCGATCGCCCTGCTTGGCGATAAGCTGCATGAACTGCGCGCCCTTGGGCGACTTGCCGGCGTAGAACGCCGCGATCGTGAACAGGTAGACGTCGGATTCGATTGCGCCGAAGTTGCCGCCCAGACGGTCCTGTGCTTCTTCGAGGCCCGAGGAGGTCATATTTCCGAACATGCTCATGATGTGTTTTCTCTGTAGGTGTACTAAAAAGGTTTCGGGTTCTTTGTTGGCTTACGGGGGTTGACCGATCAGTTAGCGTAGAACTCGTTCAGGTGGTGCAGCAACTTCTGGCAGTCGTTGTCGATGTAAGTCTCTGCCTTTGCGAACATGCCCATCGGACTGCGGATGCGCATGCCGGTGGTGTTCTTCGTGATGCGGGTCTGGAACACATGCTTGTATCCCAGTTCCTGCTCTTCCTCGGTGATCTCGAGGAGTTTGCTGCCGAACTTCTCCAGCTCCTTGAGCGGGATCTTTCGGGCAGCGATGACAGTCGAGAAATACGCCTCGATGCCATTGTTCTTCAGCGAGCCCTTGACCGGCACAGTGGTCTTCATCGACTGGCTGGCTTCGTCGTAGACGTCGAGCAAGTGAGCGATGATGATCACCGGCTTGCCGAACAGCGTGACCTTCTGCTGCATCAGCACCTTGAAGAACTGGGCAAAGTCGCCCCATGCCTTCTGGCCGTTGGCCGCGCCGTTGATGTAGAGCGACTCGAACATGTCGAGCAGGAACGTGATGGAATCGATGATGATCCCGTCCACATGCTCCTTGTTCGCCGTGGCCTCGTCGAAGTAGCCCCAGACTTCATACGGATCGGTGATCCGCACGTTGTTGAACTGGTTTTTGAAGGGCAGACGCTTGCCGGCCTCACAGTTCAGGTAGACCCAGCGCTCCTGGTTTTCGATGTGACGCAGCGATGCACTCTTGCCTTCACCGGAGTAACCCGCGACCAGGACCAGCTGGTCATTGACTTCGCCCAACTGCTGGACGTCATCTTCCAATACTTCGCTCATGTGTTTCTCCTCTTGGCTCAGAATCATCCGAGCCAAGGAAAGGGATCAGGGGTTGATCAGTTTGACCAGCCAGTCTTCTGCCAAGCAGTCCGTGACGCTCGGCACCCAGGTATTCACCACGCCGCCCGTTCCCTTGATGGCGAAGTAAGCGCCGTAGGGCACGAGAGCACCCTCACCGAAATGGCGCTTGGCCACGCCGGTTTGTGCCGGGTAGGCATTGGCCGGAACTAGATAGACGAACATGTCTTTCCCGTTCCAGCCTTCGCGTTCGACGGCATAACCCTCTTTCATCAACTGGAGTGCTTCACCGAAATTCATCGTGTCCTCAGTGTTTCTGGTAGCGCTTCGAGACCGTCACCATGATGGTGCTGTTGATCTCATCCGCCGTCAGCGGGTTGTTCAGCTTCGAGTTGAATGCGTGCACCTGGCTGTTGACGGCCATCAGGTCCATGCCGGAATCGACGAGTGCCAGCGCGTACTTGATCATCTGGTTGTTGCGGTTGCCCGAGGCAATACGGCCAGCAAACCAGCGCTCGAGGTTGTCCATCGAGCCGATCTGCTTCATCTCGCTCAGATACTGCTCGTTCTTCGTCGTCTTCGGGATGAACCGCAGTGCGTCGAGGATCTCGCCTTCGAGGTTGTAGTGGTACTTCCCACCGGGGTAGGTTTCCCACTTCTTGGCTCGCTGGTTTGCCGATTCGTCCGTCTTGAACGGCAGCCATTCCATGATGTTGTTCATGAACTCCTTGTAGTCCTCGGAGTCCAGTTCCAGCACATAGTTGATGGGCAGGATCAGGCGGAAGCGGTTGCACTCGTCCGTGTGTCGCTTCGTGGTGTACGTCAGGAACTTGTAGTCCTTCATCAGTTCATGACAGGTCTCGAGGGACACACCTTCGTCCACGTCGATCACAACCACATTGAAGCCGGCGATCACGTTCTCTTCCGCACGGTGGCCACGCTTGAGCCGATGGTTGACCCAGTGCATCGGGCTGCCATCGTCCTGGGCTGCCTGTGCGAGCATGTGCAGCTGGTCGAACGGCACCAGTTCGTCCAGGTAGTCGTAGGCCCAGCTATTGCCATACGAAAGGATCAGCTCATCGAGGTTCGTCTCCTGCAAAGTCTCACCCTTGAAGAACTCGATGCCGTCGATGTAGAACTTCTTGATGACGATGTGCTTCTTGTAGCCCCAGGCCACGGCCAGACCCATCATCTCGTTGCGTGCAGCATTGCCCGACTTGTAGAAGGGCAGCGCTTCGAGCAGATCCGCGTGGGTGACTTCCGTGCCGCAGGTGGCGATGTACTTCGCCAGCTTCACGTAAGACTTCTCACGGTTCAGGATGGTCTGGAACGCTGCACCCGACTCTTCGACGAGCAGGATGGCCTGTTTCAGGTGGTCCATCTCGACCTCGTTCGATTCGTCGACGAACGCATAGGCGCCGGCCAGCTTCAGAGCCTTGAAGTAACGGTGTCCGAGCTCCGCCTTCTTGATCTCCTCGTGCTCGGCCATGGCGTCGGCCACCTGCTCACAGTGGATCTTGTACTGGAGCAGGGCGATCGCCACATCATCCTCGACCGTCATCTTCCAGCCGTAGACAGCCGGATCAGCCAGCTTGTGGAAGTGAGCCGACCACTTGGCCACGACCACGTTGTTGGTCGGTTCGGTCAGGCGCTTATAGACCTCTTCCGCCGACATGGAGTGCGAAGCCTTCCGATCCTGTTGGCCGAAACCAAACAGGCAGCGACGTGCGTAACCGGTGTCGAGGAACGAGTAAAACTCATTCTCCGTCTGTCCCCCGTCCAGTAATTTGGACGGCGTGCCGAACAGAAGCATGTTGGCCGGGGTCTTGCCATCGACTTCCTCTCCACGCGTGTTTTCTGCCGTGTTCTTCGTGAGCTTCTGCTTCACGATGCCCTGGTCGTAGAGCTCGAGATACAGGTTCAGCACCTCGATGTTGTTGACCAGGTTCGAGCCGATCTCGTCGATCTGCAGGTTAATGGAGCCACAGGCCGAGAGCAGCAGCTTCTGGCGCAACTGCTTCACAGCCGGAGCCGTGCCCGAGTCGAAGGTGAACGGGAATGCGCCGGCGCGCTTGTACTCGCCGTGCAGGGCCTCCAGCTCTTCCTGCGGGTCCGTGCCATTCTTGCCAGCACGGTGGTTCGCCATCTCGTTCAGGTGCTTCTCCGAGATGACCGGCATGGTGTCTTCCATGAAGCGCTTTTTGAAGCCCTTCATGAATTCGTTCTCGACGACATGGACCGAGTGGCCCTTGCCGAAGCCGGACGTGGCCAATGCCAGTGCGTAGATGTTCACGGGGATCTCGCCACGGTCCTTCGTGACGATCAGCGCCCGCATGTTGCTCGCCATCTTCCCGAGGAAGTAGGCGACTTCGGTGCGAAAGAACCCCTTGTCGGTGTTCTGCGTCTTGTTGCACAGAACCTCGACGAGCTCTTCCACAGCCGGATGGTGGATAACCCCGGTCAGGTCGATCATGATGGTGTGAGATACCTGTCTTTCTGCTGGCAAATGTCATATGCATCGCAATAGCCGCAACGCTTGACTTCACCAGGCACGGTGATGACGATGCCCTTGGCCTTCTCTGCGAGATGCGCATTGGCTTCAGCCAGGGTGTCGAAATTCTTGGTGGACTTGCCGCCGACCTTAGCCGGGTCCGAGTAATACTTGAACTTCGGATCCGAGCGCCACAGCTCTTCGTCGGTGCACTCCGGAATCTGCTCCTGCGGTGCCTTCATGTACTTCTGCACCTGGGTCAGCTTCGCGCGGATCCATGCGTCAGTCTCGTCGAGCGAGAGCAGCGGAATGTCCTTGTGCATCACCCGGCGCTGCGGATAATTCGGATTCGAGCGGGCGTCAGCCTTCTTCCAGTCCGTGAAGATGAAGTTGATGCGGATGAAGTCCTCGGTGATCTTGTCGGGGTTCAGCCAACGATAGATCGAGCCCTGCAGGCGGTAGTCGTCATCCTTGCCGCCATACAGCCAGGTGTAGGCGGTGGTGGACTTGTTGTCCTGGACGATGCCCTCCATCACCATGTCGAACTTGCCGCCCACGGTGTAGACCCGGCCATTGACCGTGACCTGACGCGTGCTGCGCTGCTCGAGGTAGATGGGGATCGTGCCTTCCTCTGGCTCTTCCGGGTTGATTCGGACATGGGAGATCAGATCGTCGGTGTAGCCGAGCGACTTCAGGATCTTGGCGTAACCCTTGACCCATGCCTTTTCGATCGAGTCGTGCAGGCTCTTGCCGAGTGCCGAGGGGATGAAATCCTCGACGTCCGGCAGCCGGCGTTGCGGCTCGGGAATGCGATTGGGCAGCACCAGTTGACGCAGAGGGCGCATCAGGCGGGTTGCGCTGATGTAGTTCTCTTCGTTCACATAGTCGTACTCGTCGTGGAGAATCCACACGGCGAGCGCCAGCGAAATATCGCCGTTGTTCGTGATTCGTTGCATGTTAGGAGTCCCAGGGGGAATGAAGGGCACTTGAACCAAGGAAAGAATCAGGTGCCCGTCAGAGGTCAGTCAGCGGGCGTGTTGCCAGGTCTGGACGCTTTTCCAGTGGATCTCTCGGGCTGTCAGGTTGCTGTACCGGATGCCCTGGATATCAACGACATTGACCAGGGTGCCGCTGAGTACGCCCAGCGGATAGGATCCGGTCTGGTCGTGCTCACTCCAAAGACGCTCCTGTGACCGATCCTTCTTGACTGTCGGCACAGTTACCCGCTTCGCCTTGCGCAGTATGCGGCCACCGTAGTGCACGATCTTCTCGGCGGAGCGCAGGACCGTGTTGCCGACCTTACCCTTACCGTGAGTGCGTTCATTGGCCGAACGCCAGATTTCCTTGAGGATATTCGCCTCGTCCGGCGTGCAGCCGAGTGCATCGATGATGTCCTCGCACTCGGCCTGATACGGAGCCTGGTCTTCACGCTGCGGATGATCGACCTGGACCAGGTAGTAATTCACCCGGCCCCCAGAGCTCTCCAGTTGCTTTTCCTGGCTCATTGCAGGGTGTTCGCTGCTGCGGCGATGGCTGCCGGGTCGAGCACGTCTGCACCGCTACCGACGATGGTGAGCTTCGGCTCTTCCTTCTTTTCCTGCTTGACCATGCCTGCCGGCGCTGCCGTGAACTCTTCCTCGGTCATGTAGCCGAGGTTGTTGATGTTCACGATCACCACGTCGATCACCTGGACCTTCGGCGCTTCGTCACCGAGGCGCTTGAAGAACTGCATCTGTGCGACCTGCTGGGCCTTGCCCACGAGGTGCGACGGGAACAGGTCACGGTCGTTCGTGACGACGCCGTTGATGAACGCCGTGCTCATGTTGGGATCGTCCTTGCCTTCCGGATCCGGGATCACGAAGATGATCTGTGCAGCGACGAGGAAATAGAACTTCTTGGCGGTTTTGCTCATGGGGATCTCGCTGAAAGAAAAGAGGGGAACGGTCTGTTCGGTTCCCCTCAAACTTAACTCTAATTAGATATTACTTGAGGATTGTGGGGGCGTCCAGTTAACTCAGTGCCGCTTCGATGACTTCACCCAACTCTTCCGGTGTGGACACCGAATTCGGGATAGTTATCTCGTTGGACCAGTCAGGAAAGAAGATCGACACTTCTCCGCCGAGCTTCACCTGATCATGGGCAATGTCAGGATGTTCCTGCCATTGCACTGCCTTAACTAGATGTTTGTTTGTGTAGAGCAAGGCGTCCGGATCCTCCTTGATCAGGAAGTAGCCGGCGTCGTGGATCTGCGCACACGGACGGATATTCAGCCGGTGCTCGCTCGTCCGGACCTTGCCCATGAACTCCGAGCCAGCACGGGAATTGAGCAGACACCAGCTCTGGCCGAGTGCATTGCCAGCTGTGCGGCCTTCGGCCTCCGCCTCGTGCGGTGTCTTGCTCGTGCCACGAATGACCTGGGCGAGCAGGGGAGTGCGAACCCGCAAGCCAAAAGCTGCCGTGACATAACCGTCCTTCGAGGCCTGGTCGAGCTTGGCCTGCACCCAGTCGATCGACACCTTGTAGAGCGCCTTGTAGCGTCCCTCAACCATCTGCGCTTTCTCCAGGGAGAAGCCACAGTTGGTCATCAGCGTCTTGAAGGTGCCCTGGTACGTAAGCGCAAAGGTGGGCGCTTTCGAGTCTTGACGGAAGTCCTTGTACTTGCCCTCAATGGAGTTGATCGAAGCCACAGATGTAGCGTCGATATCAGGCATCGACTCCCCGAAGTACGCATGTGCGCGTAGACAGTGGCCGTCATAGCCGTCCGTGTAGACCTTGAGCTTATTTGGATCTTTGGTTGTAAGGGCACTGATGCGGTCCTCGAGTGAAGCGAAGTCCAGTCCGGCAAAGATCCATCCGGGCGGCGGCATGAAGCAATACTTGATCAGCTTGCCTAGCGACAGCTTGCCCTTCTTGGTGAACTGCGCCAGGAATGGGTAGAGCGCCAGGAGCGCCGCCGAGATCACCATGGCGACATTGGCCGGCAGGTTCTGCATGTTCGGGTCGCTCGAGCTCAGGCGGCCGGAGACCGTACCACCCAGGTTGAAGTTGCCGAACAGGTAGTGCCAGCCATCGGGGCCGAGCTGCGCATTCTTCATCGCCGGGATGAAGGTGCCCAGGATCTTGTCCACGGCTGCGTGGTCGATCAGTGCATTCAGCAGATCCAGAATGTCCTGGTCCTGCGTGTGGTTGCGCAGCAACTCCAGCGTGTCGCCATCCGCTGACGGCTGCTTCGTCTTCGTGTACGAAATGACGGGCAGGCCCAGCATCTCGTAGAGCAGATCCTGCAACTGCGGGTAGCTGCGTGGATTGAACACGACGTCATCCGGCACCTCGGCCATGGTGATGCGCTTCTTCTTCCACTCAGCATGCTTTTTCTCGATGTACTTTTCCTTCAGCCGGTACTCGAACTGCTGGATGCACTTCGTCTGCTTGATGCGGGTGACAGCATCGTCATAGATCGCCTGCAGGGCGGCCTCGACTTCCAGCACCCGTTCCATGCTCAGTGGCATGCCGGTGAGCTGCATCTGGACGATATCCAGGGTGGCTGGCTGGAAGAGTGTCTGGTAGACACCCAATTGCTGGTCGGCCACCATCGTGGAATAGTGCTTGCCGTGCACATACCAGGTGGCCAGTGCATCGACCAGGTTGTACTTGAGCAGCACCGGCAGCGGGATCTTCGTGATGTCGTGGATGTCCGACTGGGCATAGTTGCCCGCGAACTCCTGCGACTGGTCCTTCAGACCCAGTTCATTGCCGCCGCATGAGTTGGTGGCCAGGTACGTGATGAGCTTGGTGCAGTCCCACTTGCCTTCACCCAGCATCACCTCCAGCCCGTCCAGCAGGCCTGCGGTGTCGCAGATATCCTTCATGAAGAGCTGATAGATCAGCACATAGGCATCGAAGGCGATGTTGTGATAGATCGCCTTGTGAGCCAGTTGAAGGAAGAATGCCCGCAGCATCTCGCGGCGGTACTCATTCCTCACCTGGATCCCGAACGGTGCCTCGGTCGCACCCTCGATGGGCACATAGTCCACCGGGAAAGCAATCCCTTCTCCCTGGTTCCAGGCGAAGCTGATCGTGCCAATGCCGGCGTCATAGTGCTTGAGGCTGAAGGCCTCAATGTCGATCGTGAGCGGGCAGTCCATCTCCAGCAGCCGGATGAGCCACGCCTCGATCTCCTCGTCGGTCTGCGGATACTCTGCGAACTTGATGATGCCGTGGCCCGGATCCTGATACTGCTCGGTCGCATGGTCCACCAGTGCCTGCATGGCACGGGCGATCTTGCTCTTCACACCTGCCGGGTCATAGAAGATGGCCCGGTAGCTCGGTGCATAGATGACCTTTTGCGACCCATACTTCGAGTCGAGCACGTAGCCGAGGTTGGCATCGACCTTCGAGACGCCGGTGAGCGTCTTGAAGTAGTCGGAGTCCGTGCACACGACATAGCGCACCCGGTTGTCATCGAGCACTTCCTGCAGTGCTTCGGTGATGTAGGCCTTCATTTCCGAGGCGGGCGTTTTCTTCTTGCCCTCGGCCTGATGCAGATCCAGCACCAGGCAGTCCTCAGCGTCAACGCCGGAACCGTCGAAGTAGGCTTGCCGGATTTCATCCTTGCGGATCTGTCCGACCAGCAGGCAGACCGGATACTCGGGCTGCTCTGCATAGACGTGGTGACGCATCTTGTTCCTCAGTAAATCAGCCTGGCCATTGCGTACAGCTCGATCTTCGGCAGGATCTTTCGGAACTGTTTCAAGTCCCGTTCGTTGTGCCGGATCAGAAACTCCTGGTTGAACTTCCGGCTCATCCCACGGAGCGAGGGGAAGAGGTTCACCACACACTCTGGTAAGGTGTCCCGCATCTCCTGCTGGTCGTTCGCCTGATAGAGCAGCTTGAACAGCATCTGCCCGATCTGGTCCCGATCGAGGTTGATGGCCTTGCGATCTTTTAGCCATGCTTCCATCTCATCATTGAGTGCCCATGTCAGCATGGGGTAGGACTTGTAGATGAGGTCCGCACGGCTGTGCCGGTAGGTCTCACCGCTGAACATGAACCCGCGTTCATGCACTCGCCCGGTAATTTCTTCATGCTGCTCGACCAGCCGGTCGATACCAGCTTTCAGGCGCCGCTCTTCAGGTTCGAAGAGCTTGACCTTGATCCCCTCGATGAGGGGATAAATCTCAGTGCGTGCCATTCTTTCCTCACTGGATCAGGCCTCCATACTTTTCTGCGAGCTCGCCGTATAGCACGACACGCTTGCGCGCACGAGAGAAGGCCACGTAAAGCAGACGGGCAACCGTAAACGGGTTATGGCATTTCGACAGATCTGCCAGGTCAATGAATACGGTGTCGTAAGTCGAGCCCTGTGCCTTATGCACAGTGGCGGCATCACGCTGGCGGAGGTCCGGGAACGTGTTCTTCAGGAAGAAGTAGCGGTTCCAGTTCTTGTTCTGCGCGTAATACTTGACGAGGGCGGTGAAGTGCTCACGATCGACGGGCACCATGACGTCCGTGTAGATGCTGCCACGGCGATTACGAAGAGTCGTGCGACGGACTTCCAGATTGACGTTTTCCGCTATCAGGATTTGTTCCGTTTCGGATGACTGACTTTCGATCTCCACCTCTTCCTCAACTCGTATCATGCCAACTTTGTGCTGGATTGCCGAGTTGTTGATCAGGAATTCGCCGGGCACGAACGTATCCGGCAACTGACGCACGGTGCGGATGTGATCGTTGTACTGGATCACACGCTTGTTCGTGTAGGCGAGGATGCGCTTGTCGTGCGTCTGTTCGAGAAACTGCGTGTTCAGCTCGTGCGCCATCTGCTCATCGTTGAGCAGATCGATGACGCCGGGGACGAGTTGGATCGGCTTGAACTCACCAGTTTCCACCGTCTCGCGCAGCTGCAGGTTGATAGCGTGCAACTCCGGAACATTTGTCCGCATCGGCTCGGTGAGCTCGAAAAAAGGCAGGCTGTCCGTGTAGATCGACGAGACATGCTCAGTCACCGGGCCGAGCTGGCAGTGATCACCCACATAGATGATCTTGCAGTTCTGCGTACCTTCGTTGATGTAGTTGCGCAGCACGCGATCAGTCATGCCGGCTTCGTCGACGAAGATGATCTTGTTCTGGTGAACCTTCCACTCTTTGCTTTTCGCCACACGGATCTCACCGGTCTCGTAGTCCTCCTTCATCTTCAGGCTCAGGAAGGAATAGATCGTCGAGGTCGGGCGGCCCGTGGCTTCCGAGAGCACTTCGGCGGCCTTGTTGGTCGTGGCCGTCATTTCGACGTCCAGATACTCAGGGGCAATGCCCATCATCTTGCAGGTGTCGAGATACCGCGGCATCACCTGGTCGATGAGATGGCCCATCAGAAAGGTCTTGCCCACACCACCAGGGCCGGCGATGTTGATCTCCTTGTCCGGGCTGAAGAGTGCTTCGAAAAAGCCATCGGCAGCAGCCTGCTGTCCCTGGTTCAGGGGAATGGTCTTGAGCTGTTCCATCACATGCCCCGCAGTTCGCCGTCGATGCGCGCAGCTTCTGCGTCCGTGATCGGCAGCTGGTTGATGAGGTAATACGTCTCGCCGTTGTATTGCTGGCAGTTCTCGAGCCAACGAACAACATCGTCCGTCACTTCCATGCCGTACTGGGAGTTACCTGCGGAACTTACACAGGAGTACGTAACGAGGAATTTCTGTTTGGTTGCCACGGTTTCTCCAGGCAAAAGAAAGCCCCGCCCCTGGGCTACAGGGGCAGGACAGACGTCAGGTGGGGATGCTTAGTCCGAGAGGGCCGGACTGCGAGTCGGCACGTAGGCCGAGAGGTCGGGCTTGAAGTGGTCCGGACCTTTCATGATCTTGCCGTTCGCATCGACGATCGGCAGGCCATCGACGAACTTGGACCAGTTGGATGCGTTGACTTCATCCATGGCCTCGACCATCGGGAAACCACAATGCTGGCCGACGCCAGTAGCGGTCACGATCTGGTCGCAGAGTGCGTCCAGGAAGTTGGTACGGGCATGCGGTTCGACGGTGACAGCTTCATCGGAAGCCTTCAGATAGCTCGCCAATGCCTTGAGGGATACCTTCGCTTCATGCAGCAGGAAAGCTGCTTGCGGGGCGACAGGAGTGATCTCGTCGATCATCTCGCCCACTTCTTCGAAGTGAACTCCCAACTGGGTATGGAATTGCTTACTGGTGGGATTGGGTCTGGCCAATGCAAACCAGCGAATGGTATCGCTCAAGGTATTAGTGGTCAGATCCTTTTTATGCTGCTTCTTCGTGGTCATGCTTTTTGGTTCCCTTCTTAGCTAGGAACTCCTTGACCAGCAGGTTACGCACGAAGTCTTTGACAGATATGTGCGGGCCGAGCTGATTAACGAGCCAGTCCTGTTGCTGTTTTGAGAGGGACACCCACACATCTTCCATGAAGGTGCGTCGAGTGTCCGCTGGGGGTATGTTGAGCGCCTTTAGCCGCAAAGTAATCGTCGTTGGATGACAATCAAGTTGCTTTGCAATCGTAGACAACGACAGTCCAACGCTGTTTAGACGAATAATGTCGTCGTCAGTGGCCTTTCGGTTGGCCCGGTACACAGAAGACATGGAACACACTCCCTTAAAAGTAACCTCTAGTTTGCCAGAACTAGAGGTATATTTTAAGTTCGGTGCCCCACATAGCTCCTTAGAGCTTCTTCTTCAAGCGGTATACCTGGTCCTTGGAGAGCCCCGTTTTCTTGGCGACCTCAACATTTGTAGAACCTTCTTTGAGGTATTTGATGGCCAGCGCCTGCATCTTTTCGTGATTCGGAATCACGGGCGCAGCCTGCGGCGTGCTCTGACGGACCTCACCCAGCATGCCGGCAATGTCCTCACCAGTCGTCTCAGGCAAGCCCAGTGCGGCCCAGCCCTTGCGTGCCGTCTTCTTGAAGTCCTTCAGACGGGTTGCATAGCGCTGTGCATCGACCGGTGTTGAAGATTCAAGCATCAGGCGATAGAGCTCGGCAGCCTGACCCTTCTGGTCGAGGGATTTAACATTTCCTTCCTGGCTCCCGACCTGGCCCGTTTGTTGCGTATCCGCGACATTGGAACCATTGGACATAATAGAAGTTATCGAACTTTCGTTCGACTTCAGATCATGTGCTCGCACGCCCGGTGCCGTGGGCACTTCCGGCTCCAGCGACTCGTTCAGATCGAGGGTCGAGTTGCGCGTTGCATCGGCTATCGAGAGCTTCCTGGTGGCTGTTGAATCTTCAACGTCCGTGTAGGTCACGTTCGCGCCCATCTGACCGCCGATCTCCACATGTTGGGAAATGCCGACGTGGTTACCGCGCAGGATGCTGTTCAGCAGAATGGCACCGTCCTTGTCGCTGCTGATCGAGCCACCGCTGTTCACGATCTGGCGGAGCTTTTCCGGCAGCTCGACCAGGATGTGATAGCCACACACACGCATCTTGGTCGCGTCATATTGAGGCACCGCCCATACGTCTTCCGGTCGCACCTTGGCGACGATCGTGACATCGCCCCCGTTGCTGCTGAAATAGCTGTTGCCGAGGTAACCGAGCGACGCTACGTGCAGCCCATGGGAGCAATCCTGGCGACGGTTCGGATCGACCAGTTCCGCCCGCATGAAGACGAACGAGCCGACCTTCTGGCGGATCTTCTTGGTGTACGGGTCGAGGAAGACGCCGTTGCCGCTGCGCACGAGGCGCTTGTAGATGACGATCGAGCCATCGTCAGCGATCGGCAGGTCACCCTTCTCGATGAACTTCATCAGGTCTTCGACCGAGTGACCGCGTTGGTCGATGATGACCGACAGGCGTTCCACGAACTTCTGGAAGCCGGCGAAGTCCTGCAGACGGCTGGCCTGGCGCAGCTGGCGACTGAGCTTGTGGGCATCCGGAACGATGGCGCCGGTGCCCGAGTGGACAGCGACGATCGTTTCCGTCGACTCGTCGAGCGGTGCATGGAACTCAGCCGTGGCCGTGCTCTTGCTGTTGCCGATCAGCATGTTCATGCGCGTGCGGGCAGCTTCCACCTTCTCGTCGTTGGTCTGGCCGGCAGGTTGTGCCGCTTGAGCCAGGGAAGACGAATCCGTTGCCTCCACATCGATCTCGTCGGCCATAGCCGGCTGCGGATCGTCCTGTCCCGGGAACGTGCCGACCTGGAGCGGTGTCACGAGGGCCAGTGTCACGTCCACGTTTTCCGGCGAGTCGGTGTTGATCAGGTGGCGCAGGAACGTCTTGGCCACACGGAAGAACTTGATCATCCCCTGGGTGCCATTTTCCGCATCGATGAACTCGGTGCGCTGGGCCAGCACTGGCGTTACGTCCACCAGTACGGACTCGCCCTTCTCCAGCGGCAGCTTGGCGGCCGCCACGATGCTGGGCAGACGGGCATCGCCCTGAGGAATGTTCATGGTCGAACCATCGGCCATGTAGAGGGTAGCGTGACGGCTATCCACCGACAAAGCTACGATGGTTACCAGCGTCTTGTTCATTTCTTGGTTCCGGATTTGAGTGCAAGTTGCACGAGAGATTTGAGAGCGGCTTTACGCTCCGGGTTTTCTGCAAGCAGTTCGAGGATCCCTTCACCGCGCCCGAGCTTCTGGAGCAGCCGGTCGTTCTGCATGGTCTTCAGCTTCTTGATGAACGGCAGCTCATCGAGCTTGTACTGCTGGACCACCATGCTGTAGTGAACGAGCGATGCGACTTCTGCACTGATGCATGCGCCGATCGTGCTCGAATTGACGTCCTTGACCAGCTGGCGCAGTCGCTCCATCTTCGGATCGAAGGTGAGCTTCTCGTACCCCGGCAGCTTGATGCCGAAGGTGTCGAAGAGCTTCAGATCGGTCGAGGTGATGAAGTGATCGTCCGGCAGGCTCGGCTTACGCAACTGGGTCGCGTAACGTTTGTACTCCTCACTGAGAGCCGCATCAAAAAAGCGCTGGGCGAAGTAGGCGTTCGCTCTCTGGGCACCACGCTTGACTGCCATGTTGCGCTCGGTGCCGCTGCGCACGATGACACCGTGCTTGCGCTCGTCTTCCGTCAGGTCAACGTAGTAGGCGAACAGGCCGATTTTTCCGGTGGCTTTGTAGTCGTCGAGCTCGAGGAAGAACAGCGGCGTATCCGTGGTCGCGTCATGCTCCGTCAGCGTTTTCGCATCGTGCTGCTTCATCTTCCGTTTGCCTTGCTCGTTGTAGAGAGCCGACAGCGAGATGAGCTGGTTCTTCGACTTCGCGACAGCAGGTGCACCAGCGGGACGGTTTGCCTTCTGCTCCGCCGCCTTGGTATCGCGCTTGAAGATCAGTTCCTGGGCCACATCATCCCAGTCGTGATTCAGCGTCAGGTCAACGACCTCGAAGCCACCGTCCTCGAATGCCTTGATGATGGCTTCACGGTCTTTGTCACCAGTTGCGATCTTGTAGACCCAGACGGCCTGTTCGCTGCGGATCTCCGGGCAGCAGTCGATACTGTCAGGGAGATCTTTCAGACGCGACGTGACGAAAACCACTGGGTCGTCGATCAGATCCTTGAGTGTCCGGAAGTCCGCGTTCATGTGTCTACGCACGAACTCCTTCGCTTCGATCTTGCGGTCGTGATAGTGGTTCGCGGAATAGCGCAGGTTCTCCAGCTTCAGGAGTGCCTTGTTGGTGAAGAACACCTTGCCAAGCGGGCGCATGACATAGTGATTCTTGAACCAGTTGAGGATATCGCCACTCTTGCCATAGGAGGCTGCCTTGATCCGGGTACGCATGCGGTGGTACTGGATCGTGGCCGAGCGGTTGCTGAAGGTGTGCGTCGCCTTGAATCCGCGGTGCTCTGCGGCCAGCAGCTCGGGGTGATGCTTCGCGCGCTTGGCTGTGCCCAGCGGAGACTGCAGGTAGCGGCGCACGGCATACGGGTTCACGTACTGCCACACGTCTGCACGACCATCCAGGACACTGCGGTTGACACCCTTTTCCAGGTCGTTGATGGCTTCCGTGATGGAACCCGGCACCTGGGCAATGAGATCTTCCTCGATGCGGGCCACGAGTGACACGCACAGATCGGTGATGCCGTCTTCGGTCATCTTCGACGACGAGAGTGCTTCACGCGAAGGCGTGAGTGCCAGTGTGCCGGGTGCTGCCTGCACAACCATGCGGCTGAAGCCGATGATCTCCATGAACTCCAGCAGCACGTCCACTGCCTTCTGGGTGCCAGGCGTCTGCAGCATCGGGTAGATGACGGCACCGTAGCGCACGAAGAGCTTGTGGTTGCCCATGTAGTGGGCATGCCACTTGTCCGAGGCCACGTTGTAGGTGCCGGGAGTCGTGTCCATCTCGATACGTTCCAGACGAATCGTGGCGTCCTGGCGGGTGAAGTCCACCAGCATGTCACCGTGCATGGCGACGTAGCGGATGTAGAGCACGATCACCTCCACGTCCTTCTGTTCCATCTGGATCCGGACTGTGAGGCCACTGCGTTCGGTCGGCATCGAGGTGACGCACTGGATGGCGGGCCTGCCTTCGGCTTCGACGCTGGCCTTCACCAGGTTGTTTACGGTCTTGATGCCGGCGTGTTCGTTGATCACGCGGAACGATTCCACGTAGGCCCACGGTGACTTGGCACCGAGGCCGAAGCCGCCCGTGACCATCAGGTTGGTCTTCTTGGTCGAGCCGCCGACCGTGCCGTAGACCTTGGGGAATTTGTCGTGCGGAATACCCAGGCCCGAGTCCTCGATAACGAGCTCGAACTTGTCGGTGATCGTCACCTTCAGCGGCGTGTCAGTGGTGCCCGCCTCGATGTTGGCGTCCCAGGCATTGCACAGAACCTCACGAACCATGGCCAGCTTCTGGTTCGAGTAGAGGTTGGTGGACATCATGATCAGGAACGCTGCGTCGTCAACCAGTTCGACTGCGGTCGTTTCCTGTGCACCGAGTGTTGCGGTGGTGGCTTCCTGCTGAATGTCTGCGACTTGCATGGCGTGTGTGGTCCTTCAAATATATTTCTAATCAGTGTGGAAAAAGAGGGGCAGTCGTTTCCAACTGCCCCAAAACACACGCCCCAAGTGCCGGGGAGCACTTCAGGACGCACCACAAACTTGATTCTAACGTTAACGTGCCTCGGATGGGAACAACCCATCGAAGGGTCCAGCGGGGGTGCCCCGCTTTCTGGCAATCTCCCGGGCCGCCAGCACGCCGGCGTTCTTTCGCCGGTAGCGTGCCGTCTTCTCGGCCTCGGACTGTTTTGTCCATGCAGCATCGCCCTTCGGGCTGAACTCATAGACTGGGCGATATTCGCCGGAGCGCAAGGGCCGCTCCCGCCTGCAGATGCGCAGCCGTTCATATGGCACCAGCCCCTGACGCAAGGCATTGATGACCATCATGGTTGACGGGTGGGTGTTCTGGTGCAGCACTTCCATGAGTTCGTTGACGGTCTGCGGGCCGCCACGCTGCAGCTGCATGGTGACGGCTTCCAGATACCGCCAGCTCGCGTACAGGCGCCTGCCCTGCTTCGTGTAGATGACGCGGGACACTCGACGCCCCACTATCTTCTTGGTCACTGGGTAATCCTCGCCTGGAGTTCCTTCAGGTTCTTCAGGGTGAACTCGAAGCCACCCACGAAGCGCTCTGTGTGCTGGTAGACCACGAGCTGCTGGCGGCGGGTGCAGACCTTCTGCAGTTCGTCGGACATGCAAAGCGCCTCCTTGATATCCTTCAGGTCGTCCCCGGAGAATCCGAACTTGCCGTGCTTCTTGTAGCGGTCGCCCACAGAAATCAGACCGTTAATTGCATTTCTGAAGATGACGTCGAGAATCAGTCGGCCTTCGTCGTCGGCGTGCACAGTCAGCATGCTGCCGGCTGTCACACGAAACACCACGGTCAGAAATTCGTTCTCCTCACCACGACCTTCGACAAGCGCCATCAGGTGGGCATGCGGAAGGATCTGCAGGCTCAACTCCTGCTGGGCTGTGTGGCGAAAGAGTGTGGACTTGGGAACGGCTGCTTTGCGGGACTGGAAAAATCGGGTGCGCGCCATTACACAATGCCTGCGTTGGTCATTGCGTTGAAGATCGTGAACCGGAGTTGTTTCTCAACTTCAGTTTCACTTTCACTCAACGGGTTTTGCATCATTGCCTTCAGAACGTTTGCTTCCAGTACGCTCAGATTCAGCATGAGCTGTACTCCTGCGGGGATTGCTTGTGCGGTTGCCATCTTGAGGTTCCATTGCTTCCCTGGTTCCGAAGAGTTGACCGGGCTTCCACGGCCCAACGTTCGCACCAAAGAAAAGGTATTGAGCCGGGAGTTCTGCTTCCTGGGTCAGCAGTTCTGCTGTGTAGCTACACAGCAGTCTGCCGTCCTGCCAGCACTCCCGGGTCATCGTGTCCGGGTTGTCGTAGGTGCAGGCTGTCATTGGCGAGCAGCACGGATGGCACTCGCAAATGCCACGAGATGATCCTGCTCGAACAGCCACTCACGAGAGGTGCAGGTGGCCGACGATTCGTTCGCGAGCTTGATGATCTGCTCGGGCTTCAGCTGCTTGGCGACGTTCTCACCATCGGTGATGCGGCGGCATGCCGAGCTGTAGTCCTCGGCGGAGATCGTGCCGGCCTTCAATGCTGCACGCAGCGCTGCATCGATGCGGAAGTTCTGTTGGGTGATCTCCATCAGTGCAGCACCCCGGGTGGGATGATCTGGATGCAGTACGCGATTGCGCAGCAGCCTAGGACAAAGCGAATCGATCGCGGCATGCTGGAGCCAATGAGAACAAGTCCCACCAGCGCCCACTGGTTTGCGTTGGTCATTTTCTCCCACCTATAGCTACGCCGATGGACACGGCCACACTGGCAATAGCCGCTGCTGCGATTGCTGCGAGCACAACGGTCACGACAGGGTTGGCATCCATGTATTGAAGAACGGTCATTTTGGTCTCTCAGTTATGTGATTTGCATAATCGGCACATTCACCCCGAATGTGGCCCCGAGATAATAATCAAACACTGTCAAAATCTCCGCTTACCCTGGTAATACGGCAGGGGCTTTTTCTGTCCCTGGGTCTTGGGTGCGTACTTCGCCTGGTCCTCGAAGGATTCTTCCTTCGGGGGCATGATGAAGCGGAAGTCATCGACGAATCCGACCTTGATATCCATCACGTTGTCTCCTAGCAGTGCATCTCCACGAAACGGCGTCTGTCGAATGCGTTGCTCGAGCTGCGCCGGCGTGATCTGGAGCACGTCATAGATGCACTGGTGATCGATCTCCTTCATCGTGGCCAGGTCGTCGATGATGAAATACACATCGCCGCAGCGTTGCATGGCGGTCATGGCTACATGATCAGGGCCGTCTGCCCAGTCACAGCCGATGACCAGATTCGCCAGCTCCCCAGCACGCGACTTGCCCAACGGGCGAATCATGTGCGAGATCAGGCGCTGTTCGATCGTGGCGAAGTCCATCCGGGTGAAGCCTTCGAGGATCTTCTTCTGGGTATCGTCCAGGTCAGCGAAGACGCTCACGAAGGTGCTCATCGAGTCGAGCATTTTTCGCCCCCGTCAATCGCGATTTCAGTGTGCATCTCCCAGCGGCCATCGGAGTACAACCGGATGGTCACAGGTTCCTCAGCACAGTCCTGCACGATCTGAAATGCGTGGATATTGCTCACAGGGCTGTGTACTGAAACGAGATGCCAGCCGTGTTCAGACTTGTCATAGGCATCAAGCACCTTGATGGCGTCGTGAGGGACGATCTGAGTGGAGAGCATGGTCATGCTGCCACCGGCTCTTCGACGATCTTGAGCACCAGGTGATGCACGGGGCACTGGCCGGCACGCTCTTCACCGAACCAGCACAGCCAGTTCACGCCGCTGTTGTGGCGCTTCCACATCTTCCCGGTATAGACGCCGGACGGGAACGAGCGGTCATAGCTCGACAGGCGTGCGAAGTCTGCCGGCGACACGAAGGCCTGGCCATCGAGCACCTTGATGTTGGCGCGGTTGGGTTGCTCCCAGCCTTGGCCGAGCGGATCCGTCATCTCGGGGATGATTTCCAGGCCGGTAACGATCGTCGGATCGCTTGCCGCCGAGCTGGCGTCCGTGATTTCGTGCTGCGGATGCTTGCGGTCGTAGCTCTCGATCTCCGCGAGCAACATGGCAGCTGCCTTCACCATCGCATCACGCGGGTTCTTCGGCTTCCACCATTCAGCGCGCCACGGCCAGTTGATGGGTGCCTTGCCCTCGAGGGCGGCAAAACCATCTCCCTGGCTCATGGGATGCAGCATGTCGGCGGCATACATGCCGTAGCAGGTAGCGGCCGATGCCAACGTGCCAGCGTCGTACTGGTCATCACCGCGTGCGGTGAAGCCTTCTTCCTTGACTTGACGCCGGCGTTCGTTGAACACGTCACGCTCGGCCTTGCTCAATGTCGGTGCCATAAATTCACTCCTCTCGTTAACTAATGAAAAAGGGCGGAAACCTTTCGATTTCCGCCCTCCTTGGTATGGGCATTGAGAAGTGCTCTGGAAAGACGCGGGCGAATCCGCCTTGATCGAGTCCAGAGTGACAGCTCGACGCTAGAGAGTGCGTCCCTGCAGCC